TTCCGGGTGCCTATCGCAAGATTAGCAGCGGCTCAGGCAGCAATAGAAGGATAGTAGAAATCGCTAAACAAGCGTGCTGTAGGGCGATTAAAGCAGGTTAGGGCTTTAGTCGCCCTACTTTGTTATGGATGGTTTAATGCGCTTTTTTGTGCGGAATATGCTTGTTTGCGCACTAAAATTTAATATCTTTGCAAGGTGGTGCGCACTAAGAGCGCACTAATAAAATAGATATGGCAACATTTAAGGCATGTGTTAAATACAAGAGAAATGACGGATTATATTCTGTATACGTCAAAGTTGTGCAAAATAGAAAAAATGGGTACATAAAGACTGATAAGATATCAGACTCTCCAGATGTTAATGGCGTATTTAAAGATGTAAATATCAATAAATACTGCTTTAATGTTATTGCCGGATATGTAGAGAAACTTAATAAAGTTGATTCGAAGAACTGGACTGTACAAGAGGTTATTGCTTATCTTAACTCGATTGACGAAGATGTCTGTTTTAGCGAGTATGCGAAAAAATTCACAGATGCTATGTATAATCGTGGACAGGAAAGGAATGCAAAGAACTACTATTTGGCAATAGGACACTTGGAAAGGTTTATAGGAACCAATAGGGTGATGTTTTCTCAACTTACAAGAAAGGTTCTAGAACAGTGGATTGAGTCATTATCTAGTACAGCTAGGGCAAAGGAAATGTATCCAGTATGTATTAGGCAAGTGTTCAGAAAAGCTATGCTTGATTTGAATGATGAAGATCGAGATATTATCCGGATCAAAAGTAATCCTTTTTTGAGAATTAGAATTCCGGAATCTGATATGCCTGAAAAGAAATCTGTATCTGTTGATGTTTTGAGATCATTTATAAAAGCAGAGCTACCTCCAACTAATTTGATTGTTCAGTCGGAAGAGATTGCTCAAGATGTTGCTACTCTTATGTTATTCTTAGGTGGCATAAGTACTGCAGATTTATATTGTTTGAAGGAAGACATGTGTGACGACGAGGTTATTAGATACAATAGGTGCAAAACTAGGAATTCCAGAAGAGATAATGCATATTGTGAAATGCCAGTTCCTGAATGTATGAAAGCTCTTATGAAGAAATATCGTGGAAAGAAAGATACTGGCTTTTATCTTAACTTTCATGAGAAGTTCAGCACCATGGAGAGTTTTAATGCAGGTGTTAATGTTGGCATATACAGGTTGTGTAAATACCATAAACTAGATAAAATGAGCTCATATGTTTTTCGGCATTCGTTTGCTACTATCTGTCGTAATGAGCTTGGGTATAGTGATGATGATGTGGCATTTGCTATGAACCATTCCTCTGGGCATAAGATAACTAAAGGGTATATTCGCGAAGACTGGTACAGAACAACTCGAATGTGTGAGTCTCTTTACAATTACGTCGTGAATGGCATTAAACTAGAAAATTGCAATGTTTCGGAGGAGAATGAGGTAAGATCATATAGAATAGTGTCATCTTACAAATCCCTTATATATGCTACCCTATATTACAATAAGAAAAAGATCGGAGAAATTGCAGATGTTGGATTTAATAATATCAAGGAGGTAATGACTAAAATGAACGAATTTCTGCCAGATGATATTCCAGAAATGACAAGAGTAGATATTAAGATTGAGAATGCCGATACTGGAGAAATGAGAGTGTATAATCGGATGGTAAAAGGTGGAAAAATCTGTGTAAATGATCATCATTAAAAAGAGGCAGCTTATTGGCTGCCTTTTTCTTTTTCCTCTTCTGCCGCTAATTCCTTAAATCTGTCCTCAAAAGAACTTCGTGCATTTTCGGAGGTATCTATGTTAACGCTAGAAAGGGCAGGTACGACAAACTTGCTTATATCAATTAGAAGTTTCAACCTTATTTCCGGTTTATCAATAGAATTAATGTCTTCTTGCATCTTATCAATGTTGTCCTCCAGTAGTTTGGTGTAGGCCATTCTTATCTTTTGGGTGGACTTATTAATGGAGCCCTTAGGGCGACCATTTGGATTTCCTGTTTTTCCTTTGGGCTGTGGCATCTCTCTCTTAATGTAAACAACAATCGTTTGCATTCGACTGCATTAGGTTAATACTTAGAATTATCACGCAAAGTAAATCAGATACTTTCGTGTAATCATTCTAAATATTAATCATAAATATGTATATATGTTAGGAGCAATTATTGGAGGAGCAATGAAAATAGGTGGTGCTGTGGCTGGCGATATCATGAGAGCTAAGTCTGCACGTAAACAGGCACGTATGATTGCGGACGAAAAAAGTAAGAACCAGGCTTGGTTTGACAGAAGGTATAACGAAGATAGTACTCAGCGTGCAGAGGCACAAGCTGCCATAACGAAGATGCGTGAGGCGATGAAGGATCGTACTGCCGCTGCTGCTGGAACTGCTGCTGTAATGGGAGGGACGGAAGAGAGTTTGGCTGTTGAGAAAGAGGCGCAGAATAAAGCCATGGCCGATACTTTAAGTAATATAGCGATTAATGGTGAAGCAAGGAAAGATGCTATTGAAGCGCAGTACCAAGCTCGTGATGCGCAGTTGTTTGGTATGCAGTTGGGAAATGAACAGCAAAAGTCTAATAATATAGCTGGAGCCATTGGTGGAATGTCTTCTGCTGGTGCTGGGATAATGAGTTCTATTTTGCCTGATAATAAGTGATATGGGATCAATACAATCTATGATACTAGGTGAAACCGAAAAGTTGAAACCTGCCGTTGCTCCTCCTGTAATAAAGGAGGAATCAAAGCCAGAAGTTAAACCGGCATCCGTTCCAAATGATTCGAGGTTGGATGAATTTTCATCTAAAGGAAATAATTTGAGTGGTGGAGAAGGTGCATCCCAGCAAGTGCAGGAACAGCAGCCTCCTAAACAGTATAATAGTATGGGAGATGTGGTAGACGCATATTGGAGAGATAAGATGCCTACTGAAGAAGAACTAAAGAAGGAGCGGAAGAGAGAAAGAGCGAGGAGTATTATTTCTGCTATCGCTGATGGAGCTTCCGCCATTTCTAATTTGTATTTTACAGGAAAAGGAGCTAAGAATGTTGAACAAACATCTATGAGTGCTGCTAATGCAAAACGTTATCAGGATATACTTGATAGGCGTAGGAAAATGCAAGAGAAGTGGGATGACGCTAGACTGGAAGCTTATTATAGAGATCGTGGTTTTAATTATCAGAAAGATCGTGATGATGCAAACTGGAAGAGGTCAGGTGAATGGCATAAGGAGCAAGTTACAACAGATAATGAGCGTTATAAGGATACTAAGGATAGAAATAAGGTACTTGATGAATTCAACAAAGCTGATAGAGACAGAAATTACGAGTTGCATAAAAAGGCACAAGAAATTCAAGAGGAAGCGCAAAAGGATGTTTCTGCTCGTGGATGGGAAGAAATTAAATATAAGAATAAACGCATTGAAGCGCAAGAGGAAAAGCAAAAGGAATACATTAAGTATCAATTCGAAAAAACGAATGGTTCTCCTGAACCTAAGCGAATAAACAGCACTCGTAGCATTTATGTAGGTAAACATACATGGGAGCAGAATGCGGGACAGATTGCCAGTGAAATCATAAAGGATATTGAAGTGAGTGATCCGGCATTAGCTAAACAGCTAGTCAGACAATTGAATGGGTACGGAAGCAAGAAAGGGGCTGATGCAAAGCAAACAGCGGCTATTGTTGATAAATATATCATGAGTTCTCCTCGTGCTCAACAATTGGCTATAGAGCTAGAGAAGGACTATAAAAAGCGGTATGAATTGGCTACTGCCGGATCATTGCCGCAGAGCGACACTGATGATTTAGGATTTGTTCCTTTGTCGTCAGGAAAGGGGAGTGATGATGTGGATTCGTTGTTTGATTAAAAGAATAGGAGTATGCCAAAGTATACAGTTATTATAAATGGTGAGGAGAGAACGATTGACAAGGATAAGTTTGACGGGAATATAGAGGCTATTTCCGCAAAATATCCGGATGCGAAGATAAAAGCGATAAACGGGGATGAAGAAGGGATGCTTCCTGTTTCGAATTATTTGAAGGCGATAGAGAAAGGGTATAGAATGGTTGAGTCGAAGACTGATATTCCTGTTTCTCGTTTCGTGCAAGGTAAAGGGAAGGATACTACAATATTTGGTGTTCCTTATAGTATTTATGCTCAAATGAAGCCTGAAAGTCAATCTTACTATTACCAAAAGGCCTTGAATGAGGAGAGAGAACAAGAAAGGAAGCAAATGGCTGAACAGGCTTCATCTATCAAAGGAAAAGCTGATGAACAACATGTTTCTGCGATGGGAGATAAGGTGCAAGCGGATTATGATGCTGTGATGAATAATCCTTTTCTTACTATAAATGATCCAATGATGGGTGTTGAGATGAAAACACCAGAACAGACCAAATCACAAAAGAAAGTGGAACTGACCAGAGCGGCTTCGGAGCGTGCAGATGATGCGTTTAATATGATCGAAGAAGCAGGAAAAAAAGGTAATACTTCATTTGTGTCAGGATTTGGGCGTGGCTTTTGGGAAAAAGTATCAAAAGCTAGTACTTGGGATTTCGGAGGAAGAGATATGCAGGCCAATCTAGCTATAGCATCAGCCGCAAAAAAATATGAATCTGGGCAACCGTTGAGTAATGAAGAAGAGAACCTTCTTGATGCTGTGGCATTGGAAGCAGCGGCTAACGGAGAGTTTTCTGGAGATTTGGGACGTGGTTATAAAGCGGGAATGACAACTGCTGAATCTCTGCCTTTCATGGCTGAATTCATGATAAATCCTGCAACGGGAACAGGAGAGGCGATTAGTAAGGCTGCTGCAAAGAAGATCATCTCCAATTTTGGTAAAGAAGCAGCAAAAAGTACGATTGGAAAGATAGCTCGTAACTCAGTACGTGTAGCAGGAGATATTGCTGGTGCAGGGATAATGTCTGGTACTACTGGTGCGATGAGAACTTCTGCTGATGCTGTTGATAGGATGATTGGAGATGTGTCCCCCATCATTGACAGTGATGGATATTATCGTTTCGGTGGTACTGAAGGGGGTGAAGGCTTGGGAAAATCGTTAGTAAAAGCTTATGGAGCCAGTACGATTGAAAACTTCTCTGAAATGTTTGGTAATTACCTTGCTCCGATAGGTGGTGTACTTGGGACTAGTGCAAGGAAGGGTATGAGTAAAATCGGTTTAGGGAAGGTCAATAAGGTTGTTGGTGATATAAAATCGAGTGATATAGCAAGAGTTCTTGATGATTTCCAGTCTAAAACGCAGTGGAACGGAACAATTGGGGAGTATTTGGAAGAACAGGCAGGGATGGCTATGAATGCATTAACTGTTGGAGATAATAATCTATCGGATTTTATTGATGTGGATACTCAGATAGATACCTTTCTTGGTGTATCTTCACTTGGCGGATTATTTTCGGGAATTAAGACATTTGGATATGCGAAAAATAAATATTCAGCTAAACAGAAGTTGAATGAAGCAGATCGTTCAGCGGCTAATAATAGTGAGATTGATGAGCTGGATTGGAATGATTTGAAAGAACGGATTAATCAGGCTGATGATTCTGAATTGGTATCAATTCTTTCTGAAACATTTAGAAATGATGATATAAGGGATGATAGCAAGCAGGCCATTTTGTTATACGCTGGAAGATTGAAAGCTTATCATGGTGCAAGTCTGGCGGACTTGAAGAGAAAGACGGAAGGGGATACTCCTGATGAGATCGTTCAATCTCAGATGAACTTCGATGAGGGATATAAGCTTGCTGAAGCTGACCGGTCAGAAAAGAGGAGCGCATTAAGGAATATGAATGAATTGGAGCGAAAGCTAGATGATGAATTCATTTATGCATCGGATGAGGATAGATATAATCTTGTCAGACAGCGTGCAGATGCAGGAGAAGATGTATCGAATGAGCTTGCTTATATAAATTCTCAATCAAAATTAGATGGAATGATTCTGGGTATTCGTGATGCGATAGATGGGAAAGTTGCAAAATCAAATCAATATATCACGAACCTTACCCATCAAGACGGGAATGTCTATGATGTGACCCTTACAGTAGATGAGAAGAAACATGTGTTTCCTATTAGCGGGAAGATCGTTTTTGATGAAAATGGGATAGTGGACAGGAAACAATCTGACAGTCGCTTTATTGTTCGTGATAATACGGGTAAAGTTGAGATGCGTTCTGTTGAGGATTTGTATAAATTGGAATCGTCTAACAATGCTGATGAATTGAAAGATATTACTGCACAAAGTATACGTGAACAAGAATCAGCAAGGCACGCTGAAGAGATAGAAACTCCCAGCGAGGAAGAGAAAGCGGAGGAAGTTGCATCTATTCAGCCTGGTGATGTTATTTCTCTTGATATGCAAGGTATCAAGGCTACTGCCACTGTGCAATCAAAAAGTGATGGTTCTACTATATTGCAATTTGATGAGCCTATTGAATATAATGGGAAAAAGTCACAAATCATCGAACTGTCTGATGAACAAGTGCAATCTATCATTATTCCAGATGATACAAATTCTGATGCTTTGACGGGAGAAGATGTTGTAAATGATGAGATAGTGCCGGATGAACAAAGCAATGTGTTAGATGATGAGGGAAAACAACCTGCCGATGAAATAGATGTTGTTCCTATTGAGGAAACTGCTATTGAAGGTATTCCTGCTCAGGAACAGGTGGTTGATCCTGCCGCTACAGAAACGGAATCTGCTGAAGAGAATCAGGTGGTATCTATTCCGGTTGATAAGAAAGGGAATAAGGTTTATCATAAAGTTCCTGTGGAAGTATCTTTGGGAGATATGCGTGCTTATGGTCTTGACGATGCGGAAACGGATGAGTTTGTGAACTCACAGAAGGTTGAGGCCGCTAAAAGGGTTGAGAAGCTTCAAAAGGGAAAACCGAAAGTGGGTACTAATCTTGAGAAGTACCAAATGGATAAGAAAGCATGGACCGATGAGATGGCGGATGCACAAGCACAGAATGACTATTGGACTGAAATGGAAGCTCAGATACAAGCTACCCGTGAACAGCCGGGAGATGTGGCAGCTGAGGAAATAAAATCTATGGGAGAACCTTTGAATGGTGGAGAATTGGCAGCTGTAATGCTTGGTAACGGGAAACTTCCTCTTTTATATGGTGATTATAAGCGTGAAACTGGTTTTAGTAATACAGATGCCCGTGGTATGTTTGGGATGTTTGCTTCCAAAGAAAATGGTGGTATGACTATTGAGCAAGCTGGAGAACAATTGATGCTTGCGGACTTGGAGAATGGTACTAACTTCTTTGATCAGAATGATCCGAATGCTGGACGTAATGCAATCATTGAGGTGTTGTCATCTGCTCGTACCAAGGGGGATTTAGTCAACTACATCAATAAAGGACGGGAGGCTATGGCTGAACGCGAACGCCAAGCGGAATACGAAGCGTATGAGCGTTGGTGTGATGAGTCTTTCCACATGTCACCTGAGGATTACGAGACATATGAAGAACAGATTATTCCTTCTGTTGGGGAACGTTATAAAGACTTTGATGCAGATGAATTTTATGGTAGATTTGTAGAAGAATTAAATAAAGAAGATAATGACACCGAAAGAAAAAACAGAGGAACTGCTGAAAGCGATGCAGTTCTGCAAGGAGAAGAAGTTGCTTCGTCCGGGCGAACTGGAACAGGCGAAGACGAAAGAGGAGATGTACAAGCTGGCTTGCAAGGCGGTATTGAGGATGGAACTACATCAGAAAACATATCCGGAAGAGACGTAGAAGAAGAGAAAACAATATTTGCGACTCCTGAACACGTAGAAGGTGAATCTATTTTTGAATATGCTGAACGTGTGAATGACGCACATATTTTGCATGAAGAAGAACAAAAGGTAGATACTAATCCTACGGAAGCACAGAAGGAAGCCGGAAATTACAAGAAGGGTCATATAAAGGTTGATGGATTCGATATTACTATTGAAAATCCAAAAGGTAGTGAGCGCAGCGGCTTAGATGCTGCCGGCAAGTCATGGAGCGTCAAGATGAATAACACTTATGGCTATATTCGGGGTACTGAAGGTGTGGATGGTGATCATATTGATATATTCCTCGGAGATACAGGTGATGGGGTGTATGTTGTGGACCAGGTTAAAGATGATGGTTCTTTCGACGAGCATAAGGTTATGTATGGATTCGACTCTATGGATGAGGCGAAAGAAGCGTATCTTTCCAATTATTCTCCAGGATGGAAAGGCCTTGGAAATATCACAGGCGTATCTAAGGAGATATTCGAAAAGTGGGTTAATTCTTCCCGTCGTAAAACGAAACCGTTTGCAGAGTATAAGAGTGTGAAGCCTGTCAATGTGGAAAAGGATGCGGGGCATATGAAAGCTCCGAATGGGAGACCTTCAAGGCTGGATGAAAGGCAATGGATTCAAGTAAGATCAGAGGCTTTTAAGGATTGGTTTGGTGACTGGGAACATGATCCGGAGAATGCTTCAAAAGTTTTGGATGAGAATGGGGAACCTTTGGTGGTTTATCATGGTACATCTACCGGTGGATTTACAATATTCAATACTTATGGTTCTAATTTCGGGTTATTTGGGCAAGGTTCTTACTTTACTAATGACCGTGAAGTCGCGGAATCTTATACGGATAAGGGCAAGGGTGACAAGAAGCAGGTGTATGGCGTATTCTTGAATATACGTCACCCGTTGGACATAAATAGCCATAATATTGCTGAAGGCTGGAAAGAAGCATTGCCAGATGATATTAGCGTGGAGATAGGTGAAGACTCTACGAATGAAAGTGTATATAAAAGTGTTTTAGAATCTTTTGAATATAATGAATATCCAAAAAACGAGGCGCAAGAGATATTGTATGATTTACCTGTATCATTAGGTTATGACGGCGTTACCCATATTGGTGGTGGCCGATATAATGATAAAGATGGTACTCGACATCGGGTTTGGATAGCCATGGAGCCAGCACAGATAAAATCGGCGACGGATAATAATGGCGAATTTTCCGGCGATAATGGTGACATTCGTTTTCGGTTTGAAGATGGAAATGAAAGTCGTTATGATGAGGCTATTCGTGTACAGAATGATTTCGCATCTCGTTATAATAGCGGGGATATACTTATTATCAAGGATGCTGATACGGCAGTGGAACAGGCTAAAGCGGTTGGTATTATTGATGATCGTTTTTTGAATGACATAAAAGAAATAGCTTCCGATGGGGAAACATCTGCGTTCTATTCTCCATTTTATGATAGAATACTTATATTTGCAGAGAATGGAAGTGGGGATTATGAGTCTTCATTATTTCATGAAAACTTCCATCGGGCAATTCGCAAGCTAGAACTATCAGAGGAAGATATAAATGGATTGTTTGCGCTTGTTTATCCAACGAAAAAAGCAAAGTTTGATAAAGCCTTAGAAGTTTATAAGCAACTTGGAGAAAGTGAGTTGGCAGCTAAGGAGGAATGTGTTGTCTACTCATTAGAGGTTGGGATATATCAAGGATTCGATAAATTCTTTGGCCCCATACAGAACAACGAGGTTGTAACTAAAATACTAGATTTTATTGGTTATGAAAAAGAAAATGAAAGAGGAAGAAGATTACTTCGACAAGAATTGGGAGCGGATGCTGAATTGCGGGACGATGAAGCTCCGCATAGCAATGAGGAAAAGAGCGGAAGCGGAAGGACTGACTCTGGAAGAATACGAGAAGAAGATGGAGCAGAATCTGAAAGAAAAAGAAACGAAGCAAGAGACGAAATAAGCTCTTCTGTAAAGTCTCTATCCAGTGATTTGAATACTCTTGTGCGTATTGTGCGGGATGTGAATGAACTGACGGATTCAGATAGTGATATGCTACAACATAAACAGGAATCTAAAGGGTGGTTTGACCCGAAGACTGGTGAAGTTGTGTTTGTGCTTCCGAATGCGAATAGTGTGGAAGATGCACAAGCTACTATACTTCATGAGGTAGTGGCTCACAAGGGACTTCGCGAAATGTTCGGGGAAGAGTTTGATGTGTTTTTGGATGATGTATACAGGGGGGGAAGCGAAGAAATACGAGATCGCATTAATCGTTTGGTTCATAAAAATAAGTTTGATATCCGAGTTGCTACGGAAGAGTATTTAGCTTCTCTTGCAGAGCGGGGATTTGAGGATGTTCATGAAAGGAGTGTTTGGGAGAAGATAAAGAAGTTTTTCTCTGATATGCTTATACGGGCGGGGATTAAATTGCCGAAGTCTTTACGAGATGAGGATTTGAGGTATATTCTATGGAAATCAATGAATCGTCTGAGAGATGGAGACGGCATTGTGGAGAAGGCGGATAGGATTGCGAAAGATCGTGAGGTGAGTGACCGGATATTTAGGTTCAGGGAAGAAGACACAGATGAGCGGGAGGAGAAAGATATTGCGAAGAGAGAGTATGAGGATGCTTTAGATAAGACAAAGAATAGAATGTATCGATGGAAAGAGGCTTATCAAGACAGTATGCTTGCGCTGAAAAAACTACAGGATGCCATCATTAAAGAATCGGGAGAGGTCTTAAAATATTTCGAGGATGCTTATATGGCGGAAAATCAAATGAGCAGCAAGAGCGCATTTGAAACAGAAGTGTATAAGGATAAGTTTCTTCGTCCGATGTTGGATGCTATCAAAGCGATTACGGATAAAAAGGTGAATCGTGATGAAGTCAATGCTTATGTGATGGCGAAACATGGACTTGAAAGAAATATTGTGTTTGCTAAACGGGATGCGGAACAAGCTGCTAACGATGAGTTTGATGAAAAGATCTCTGATGTCAACAGATTACTCGATAAGGGTGATATCAGCTATGATGAGTGGGAGGAAAAGTTAGATGGATTGAATATTCAGAAGAAGGATTTCTATGAGGAGCAATATATGATGAACCGCATGAGGGATTATTCGGGACTTACACAACTTACTGAAGAAGAGGAAGACTATGAAGAGGCTGCAAAGGAGATTGTGGACCAATTCGAGGAGGCTCATGGAGAATTATGTGATCAACTTTGGGAGAAGATTAATCTGGCGACAAAGAATACGCTAAAGAAGTCATACGAAAGCGGATTAATGACAAGGAGTACCTATGACAAGGTGAGAAATATGTTTGAGTATTATGTTCCGTTGCGTGGATGGAATGATAAAATAGCCAGTGATGTGTATGAGTATATGTTATCTGAGCGTTCCGCTTTTCAGGCTCCTGTAAAAGCTGCTTTAGGTAGGGAATCTCAGGCTGATGATCCGTTTGCTAATATTGGGAATATGGCTGAAAGTGGTATATTGCAGGGGAATAGGAATCTGATGAAGCAGAAGTTCCTCAATATGGTTCTGAACCATCCTACGTCTTTGACTACGGTGAAGACGATGTGGTATGAAAACGCCGGTTCCAGCGAAAATCCTAAATGGGTACAGTCTATTCCAGATATTTCTGTTGATGCTACAGCGGATGAAATAGGTAATGCTATTGAAGCTCATGAATCGAGAATGAATGAGTTGAGAAAGAATGGGATGGCTACCAAATCTATCAATGGGATAAAGCTTGACTATCGTGCTTCTACACGTGAGAAGAATGAACATACAGTAGTTGTGAAAAGCGGAGGAAAAGAGTATGTGATTTATATTAATGGTAATCCGAGAGCTTCCCAAGCTATTAACGGATTGACTAATCCAGACGCATCGGATCATAAAATGATGCAACTTATTGGAAGATTGAACAGACAACTGGCCGCTAACTTTACTACTAGGAATCCAGCTTTTGTATTGAGTAATATGAGTAGGGATGTTATCTTCTCTACATCTGCTATCTGGGTAAAGGAGGATTGGAAGTATGCTAAGCGTTTCGATAAGAATATAGTAAAGAATATTGGTGCTATTGCCGGACTAATGGCACGGTATAAATCAGGCAGACTAGACATGCGTAATTCTAGAGACAGGCATTTCCTTGAATTTTTGGAAAATGGCGGAGAAACCGGATATACTGCATTGCATAATGTGAATGAGTACAAGAAGAAGATGGATCGACATGTGAAGAAGTCGAATGGAACGTTGGGGAGCGTATCTTCCGGTATGCATGCTATTGTTGATGCTGTTAGCTTTATGAATCGTTGCGCTGAGAATGTGAGTCGATTTACGACTTATCAGACTAGCCGAGAAATGGGGAGGGGTATCTCTGAATCTATCGAGGATGCTAAAGAGGTTACAGTGAATTTTAATAAGAAAGGGGCGGGTGGACTTGGAGCCGGAACATTTAAGAGCTTATTCTTATTTTTCAATGCAGCAGTACAGTCGTTGAATAACTTCAAGGAGCTTCATGGGAGGAGTAAATCTAAATTCTATACTTCCATTGGAGGATTTGCAGCTGCCGGTATATTGATGCCAATGATTAATAATGCTATTATCGGAATGCTGATAGGTGATGGTGATGATGACATGACTGATGAAGAACAAGCGGAATGGATAAGAAAAAGGGATGCTTATGATAATCTTCCTGAATGGGTCAGACGAAGTAACTTTTGTATTTGGACAGGGGGTGAGCGCTTTATAACTATTCCCTTACCCATTGAATTAAGAGCGTTTTACGGATTGGGGGAAATGTGGTATCAGATGGGAAAAGGCAATATGAACGGGATTGACGGGAAAGTAGACGTAAAAAAAGCCTCTGTTGATATGGTGAACCAACTAACAGAGTTACTTCCTATTAATCCACTGGGTGGCAATGGTGACGCACTTAGTGTAATTGTTCCTGATGCTGGGAAACCTTTGTACCAGGTATTTGCAAACAGGGATTTCTTTGGTAAGCCAATCTATAAGAAAGGGGACTATAATGAGTTGATGCCAGCGTGGACAAAGGCTTATAGCGGAACCGCAAAATGGATGGTAAACAGTGCGGAGTTTATCAATGAAGTATCAGGTGGAGATAAGTATAGGCAGGGGAATGTTGATTTGAATCCAGCTACAATTGAACATCTTTTCGAAGGGTATTTAGGTGGTATGGGGAAGACGGCTAATCAATTGTATAAGACTATATCAATGATATGGGATGAAGATGAGCGGATGTGGCGCAATGTCCCGGTGGCTAACAGGTTCGTGTCTGGTAGCGATAATAAAATAGAGTTTAGGAAGGTAAATGAGGTTTATTATCAATGTATGGATGAACTGAAGGAGACGGAACAGCGTTTGAGGGGTTATGAGAATGAAGCGGAGATGGGTATTGAGGAGTATGCTGAGAAGTATGATTTTCTTTATGATTCTAAGGAGTATGAACGATATCAGGTGATGAAGGAATATAAGTCGGTGATAGATGACATGCGAAGGGCTATTAAGGAGTCTGATCCGGAGGAGAAGAAAGAAATTGAGATGGAGATTAATCTAATGAAGATGGAGATGATAGATGAGCTAAAGGATATAAGATAGCTGGAATGAGGGGTGCCATTGATAGTGGTGCCCCTTATGATTAATGGATAGAATGTGCTTCTGTCAGGTTCTGTTTTCCTTTGCCGAAAATATGATGTCATGGCGAAAAGAAGGTTGATACCCAAGTCGAGGATTACGGATAATGTAGAACTGGACAGTGTGAAAAGAGAGAGTAGCAGGGATTTAGGAAATAATTTTGATGTGTTGCTTCAGGCGCAACATTGCTGGGATGGGTTGAGACCTTATCGTGAGGAACGTTCCAGAAATAAAAGATATACTTACGGGGACCAATGGAGTGATATGGTGGAAGATGGGAACGGGAAGATGATAACGGAGGAAAAGTATATCATGGAACAGGGGAGTATTCCTTTGAAAAATAATCTGATAAGGAGGCTGGTTCGTACGGTAATGGGAGTGTATAGAGGGCAAAGTAAGGAGCCTACTTGTACGGCTAATGACAGGGATGAACAGAAGCTGGGGGAGACAATGAGTATTGCCCTGCAATGTAATTGGAAAGCAAACCGCATGCAGGAGGTGAATGGGAGAATCTTTGAGGAGTTTCTTATCAGTGGCGGAGCTTTTGAGAAGGAGACGTATGACTGGAGGAATGACAAGATGGACTGCTGGAGTGATATGGTCAGTCCGAATCATATTTTCTTTGATGGGGTGATGAGGGATGTGCGGCATTGGGATGTGTCTCTTATCGGTGAGATTCATGATTTGACTTTTGAACGGTTGTGCGTGTCTTTTGCCAGGTCTCCGGAGGATTATAAGAGGTTTCGGGAAATATATAATTTGGCTGCTGATAGGAAATTTCTGTCGGAGTATGCGGATCGGTTAGCTAAGAGCAGATTGGAAAATATTGATTTTCTATCTCCATATGATACAAACCTGTGTCGGGTGATAGAGGTGTGGAGGAAAGAACAGAAACCGAGATATAGGTGCCATGACTATTTGAATGGCGATTATTATAAGGATGAGGTGGAGAATCTTTCCAATATAGAGGCCGAGAACCAGGCGAGAATAGAGGAGGGTATAGCTGCTGGTATGGATCAGGATGATATCCCGTTGATTGAGTATGACTGGTTTATGGATGATTATTGGTATTATCGTTTTCTGACTCCTTTTGGGCAATGTCTGATGGAGGGGGAGACTCCTTATAAACATAGAAGTCATCCATACACGATCAAATTGTATCCTTTCATTGATGGGGAGATTCATAGTTTTGTGAGTGATGTTATTGATCAGCAGAGATATGTGAATAGATTGATTACGCTGAATGACTTTATAATCAGAGCCAGTGCCAAGGGAGCACTGCTGATTCCGGAGGAATGTATACCTGAGAATATGACTGTGGAGGATTTTGCTGATGAGTGGGCACGTTTTAATGGGGTGATTGTTTATACTTCGGGGAAGACGGATAAGGTTCCTACACAGGTTGCGAATAAGAGTACGAATATTGGGATTTCGGAAATGTTGCAGATGCAGATGAACTTGATGGAGGATGTGACGGGGGTGACCGGAGCACTTCAGGGAAAACCCGGATATTCGGGTATGAGTGCTTCGTTATATAATCAACAGCAGCAGAACTCTTCTTCTTCTTTGCTTGATTTGCTAGAGTCGTTTTCTAGCTTTATTATTGAGTCGAGTATAAAGAAGGTGAAGAACATTCAGCAATTTTATGATAGTAAACGGGTGCTCAATATTGTGGGACAGAATGCGAATGGTGTTTCGGAGTATGATCCTGAGAAGATAAATGATGTTGAGTTTGACCTTTCTATCGTAGAGAGCGCTAATACTCCTGTTTATCGGATGATTGCCAATGATTTCCTGATGGAAATATGGAAGGCGGGACAAATCAGTGTAGAACAATTGCTTGAAAATGGGAATTTTCCTTTTGCAGACAGATTGTTACAAAGTATAAAGAGCCAGCGGGAGGAGATAGAGAATGGGAAGGTTCCGCAAGGAATTTCACCGGAACTTCAACAACAGGTAGCTCAGAACGCTAATCCACAGGCTGTGCAACAGTTGCAGGCTGCAATGAAATAGGATAATGGGTAGCTGGTGAGGCTACCCGTTTTGTTTTATCTGACTGCCATCTTGTACTGGACGGCTAGTATTTTGAACTTTAATTTTAAACGGGTGAGAAGTGGTAGCCGATATTTGTTCTTTCGTTGGAGCCGAGATTCTTTCATGTATTTGTGGAACATGATGCGTTTGGATTCCTGAATGCCGGGAGTTATGGATTCTGTTTCGATCGTAAGGAAAGATGCATTGTCTTTGTATTCGCAAAATGAGGGGTGATCATTTTGTTTCTTTACACTGACAGAGTACGGTGTGAAATAGAAACTTTCACGTTTTAGATCTGCTACTTTGGCATGGTATGACATCCGTCCGGTATTTTTCAGCTTTTTGAATGATGGGCGGTGCATAATTATTAGCTTGTCTTTTTCGTCTGGCATAACGAAGTAGCGTTTTCCGTTTTGGGAATGCGCTTTGTCTGCCATACGGATGGCAAACTTCAATTTTAATTCGTCCACGTTGTAGTGGATGTAATTTACTAATGTTTTGATCATACTGTTATGTTTTTATAAAGTAGCCGCAGATACGATTTTTCTTTTGGCTGCTTTGGGTTTATTTTCTATTATTTTGGGTATCGGTATATTGTTGGAGATGTGAAGAGCGATGGCCCGTGTCATCAGCTTATCATCATGTTTGCCGTCTATTGCTCCGAAGGCTCCGTTCTTTTTCTTTTCGTAACAGAGGTATTCGTCGATGGTATCATTGTCTCTTTCTATATAAAGTTGTTCTTCAATGTATTTCACTAAGTTGTCTATAATCAGAGGTTTGGTCAGACGATTCGTTTGGAATCCCCACATGGTGGGACGTCCTTCCTTGATGGATTGCTCAGAGGCTTCACGCTTGTACATGTTGGAGTATACTTCTCCTATCTGATTAAGGATATATTCGGTGTGATCTCCGTCGGTGTCCTGGTCTTTCTCGTAGGTATTGCTTTCGACTACCAGAAGTGCACGGTTGTAGAACTCGGCTATTTGTGCCATTTTCCATGATAGCAGGTCGTGACGTATGTGCCCACTCCATTCGGCTACTATGACGGGTTTGTCACCGTACATCAACCAGAATCTGTCTAATACGGTTATGACGGAGAAGTCGGCAGCGTCGGAACGTCCTCCGACATCGACTACTACCAGGTATCTGTTGCTGACATTTATTTCTTTGTCGGGAAGTTCCCATACTTTGAATAATCCTTGGTTATCTTGCACAAATCTTGTTCCTGACAGTGCTTTTTTCCCTTCTGTAGCATCTCCCCTGACTTCGCCTTTGAAACGTGGATCACGGCAGTATTTTCGTAATTCTTCTACGGAATATTGGTCGAATACTTTTTTCCCAGAGTGTTTGAATGCCTCAATGTCATCGGACGGAAATTCTGCTGCCATGTCTGAATGTGAATTGTAAGATTTTCGTTTGGTGACATACCAATTGATGGCTTCAAGTGTGGCTCCCATTTTCCATAATTTCCACAGGTAACGTCCGCTTTCGGAACGGGATGTTTCTTCTGTATTCTCTCTTCCATCTATGATGAAGTTTGCAAACTCTTCTTTATCCCGTTCGGACTTAAATGGCTTGGAGTACATGTCGATTTCAAACCATGAGACAAATATCGGTGTTCGATCTGATTTTTTGTCTTTGGCTGCTAACCATTCGGTATGGAAAAAATTCCCGGTCCCGTTGGCTGTTGATTCTATAACGTCCATTGTCAGAGGTTCAAGAAGGATGGAAGATGATACAGACCGGATGATGTCTTCTGGTGTTTTTCCGTCAGTGGCTTTCCAAAGTCCTACTTCGGACATGTGTGCCAGAGATATGTCTCCTCCGCGGATAGAATCGGGACGTTCGGCTGTTCCTATACATATAACGGAATCTCGGGCTACTTCTCCTTTTTGGGAAATAATGGTGTCATTGTGAGAACCTTCGTAGGGCGTTAATTCTAATTTTCGGGAGGAATCCAGTTCAAGCAATTCAGGTGGATACTCTTTCAGCATCTTGGAATACATGGCTCGTATTTTGCGTGAAGTTCCGGCATCCTGCGCTACGATGGCGGAATAGAATCCTTCTTTGTGAACAAGTTGAATCCATGCCATATATATCTGAACTAATGTTGATCCTCCCCATTGGCGGGCTTTAAGAAGTATGACGCGAATGGGAACTCCGGCCAGTCTCATTTGCTCAAGTACCAGCAGCAGTTTTCGTTGGGGGCGGTTGAGCTTGAATGGTATGTTTTTCCCCCCTAATTTATTTTTTATTTTGACATAGGAATATGCCCAAAACGGGAAGTCGTGCTTTATTCTTAATAATACAAATTGTTTTATCAGATTCTCCCGTTCCTGTTCCATTTCATTATCGGGGACGTTGATGGACTTTAAAAACTTGAATATGGAGCCGTATTTGGAAAGTTCAATCACGAGTTTTTTGTTGCTCATTGATTTAGGGATGTATTGGACGGGAAGAGCATAATCAGCTAGTCTTAGGGGAATGCGTTCTAATGGTGCTCCTTCTCCAGTCAACGGATTGAATGTGCTATTGATCGCGTTCAGCCTCTTTTTATCCTCTTTTATGATGTCAGCAATAGTCATTCTTAAAGCGTTTTATATTTCGATAGATGACTGATGATATAAATCCCATGATAAAGCATACTAAATGGGTGAGCCCTGATATATGCGGAACGAAGAATCCGGTAGCAAGTATTATAATTGTATATATGATATTAGTTTTGGTGGGAATTGCTGATAGGTTGATGCCTATAATGGAAAATATGGCTCCTGATATTCCTATGATGGGAATAGGGGATGATATGATGAAAGATGCTGCTACGGTGATGAGATATACCGGAATGATGATTTTCGGTGAGAAACGTTTTTTATCCAGACAAAACCATAGAGCGTATGAATTGCATAGGAGATGTATGATGTCTCCATGAAAAAACAGGTATGTGAAATGTGTCCACCAAGGAGAAGTGGAGGAAATCCCATATGGCTCATACGGGATTCTCAAGAAAAATATTATCGTAAGAACGGCAATAATTGTAATCTTCGTTTGCACCATTTTGATTTTATCTGACTGATTATTACTTTTGCTGATCCAGATGTCATATAGAAGCATGGGGCTTCCTGAGAAACTATTATTTCTACCAGCCGGAATAGTCGTATGTTCGGATTTTCCTCTCTCATTTTCATGACGCGGATATATATTTCTTCGAACATTTTCCTTTTATTGTCGCTCATATAGTCTATCTTGTTCCCTTTCATCATGTAGGATACTACTTTTGATGCTTGCTCTTCGGAAACCCAGAAACGCTTGGATTTACTGTTTACAATGCGTTGGTAGACTTCATCCATGCTTTCATCTGCTGGTGAGTTCATGACGCATTCTCTAAATACACATAGCAAATCTGCATTGCGTTCGTCCCTATATTCGAAAAATCGTCCTTTCTTTCCTCTTTTTCCCATAAAGGCTATAAAAAATGAGTTACTATCATGCTGACTGATACAAAGTTAATGAGAATGAACAGATACTCGTTAATATGTAGAAAAACATATTAAAGGATGGATTGTACATTTGTTCGCAGTAAGAATGACGTAAAAACAATATGAATATGGAAGATACGGAAGAACAGGTAGTTAAGAGCGGAAAACAGCGTTTTATTGAGCGGATGAAAGCAAAGAAGCCGGATTTGAATTATGATGACGAGGAGGCTTTGTATGGTTCAATCAACGACGATTATGACGCTTACGACGGTGAATTGAAGGGGTATAAAGAGAATGAAGAAAAGTTGTTGGGAGCTTTTAATAAAGATCCGAGAATAGCTAGTTTGTTCTTGGCCATGACGAAGGGGGAAAATCCGCTTTTATATTTGATTGATAATTTTGGGCAGGATGAAATCAGAGCTGCTTTGGATGATCCGGAGATGAAGGAAAAGATTGTGGAAAAGCAGAATGCTTATCTTGAAAGACAGTCGAAAAACAGCCAGTTGGAAGAGGCGGCGAAACAGAATATAACAATCTCGCTGGATGCACTGGAAGAAGCGAAAAATGAATTGGGATGCAGTGATGAAGATGCGGATAAAGCATTTGAAATGTTTGCTCAGATTCAGGAGGATGCTATCGTGGATAAGGTAACTAAAGATACATGGTTAATGTTGCTGAAGGGATTGAATCATGACATGGATATTGAGAATGCTGCGCGCGAGGCTGAAATAAGAGGAAGAAACGCAAAAATTGACAAGGAGAAGAAAAAGAATACAATCCCGGATGGGATTCCTCCTCAATTGGGAGGACAGGGAGCCTTAGGTAATAAGGCCGGCAAGAAGCCTGTAATTGAGGGCGCATTGGCTAAATATTCGGATGATGACTCCGATGATATCTGGAGCAGAGGGAAAAAATCATAATTATTAATTTAATATTAACATCAAAATGAAAAGAAGTTTTTTATTCAAAGTGACAGGAGCTATGCTCCTTATGCTCGTGGCATTTCTTACGGGAGCTTCGGGTAGCGTTTTATTTGCTGAAGGAGCAGTGGACTTGCCGGATGCTGGTAAGACTATTCCGGGGGCCGCTACAATCACAGATGGGAAAGAGGCTGTGGATGAGCTTTACACTCAGGAGATTGACAAACGAATTACGAAGATCAGACCTATGGCTACCCCGATTGACCAGATTACTCGTCATGCGAAGGCTATGAGTACCAAGAGTATGGAGGTGAAATATTATACTGTGGGTACACGTCCGATTAAGGGGAAACTGACTGCTGCTTTTACTGCTCAGACTACTGGTAATACGGCTGAGCTTGTGGTGAATGATCCTGATATGTTCAGCGAAGCTGACACAATACGTGTAATTGGTGTAATGGGATATAAAGATGATGGTGCAACGCAGGATACAAAAGAGCTAGTACTTTGTGTTTCGGGAGCAGCTGCATCAGGAAATCCTTTAGTATATGCGGTAAACGGTAAGAAAGACGGTAACGGGAATAACATATGGATTCCTGCTATTGAGAATGGTACTGTTATCATACGTATGGGAAAGGCTTGTGCTGAACTTGACGCACAGACGAGTTCTTTTAGCAATATTCCTACTCCTGAGGTACAGTATTGCCAGAATTTCATGACGCAGGTAGAACAGTCTACTCTTGATAAGCTGCAGAGCAAGGAGGTTGAATGGAATTTCAGTGACTTGGAAGAGGATTCTATCTTTGATATGAGAATGGGGATGGAGAATACCTTCTTGTTTGGCGTGAGAGGTAAAGCGAAACATCCGGTGAAGAAACAGAGTGTGTGGTTTACCGGTGGTATTTGGTGGATGGCCGGTAAGGATATTATTGTGGGGGACTGGAACGATGCTACAAGTGAGGCTGAAATTACTGATAATGAATTGGTGGATATCACGAAGGATTTGTTTACAGGTGTAGGTGTAGGTAATAAGCGTAAGATTTTATTTGCGGGTAGTGATATGCTTGCGGCATTTTCAAAAATTAAGTCGGATAAGTTCCGATTGAAGGAGAGTGTTGAGAACTGGAGTTTGAAGTTTAAAAGCTTTGATACTGATTTCGGGGAGATTTTGGTTATTCATCATGAACTGTTCGATCAGAATGGCATGAGTGACTGTGGTTTGGTGCTGGATCCTCAATTTTTGACTAAGCGTACTTTTGTGAGCTGGAGTAGAAATATTCTGGACTTGAAATCTTCGGGAGTCAGAAATACAGATGCGATTGTATTGCAGGAAATTAGCTGTGTTTATCTGAGATATGCGAAAGCTCATGCTCGTTTGAAGTTGGCTAAAGCTGCGTAAATAATAAATAAACAGGGTGTATAACTGGGGAGCGGAGTAATCCCGCTCCCTTTTTTAATTCATACGGATATGATAAAAGTGTATAAATGTGTGTCTGAAATTTCTTTTAATCTAAAAATTAACGGGAATAAAAGAAGAATCATTTTTGAACCGATGAGCGGGGGAAAAAGTCAATATCGTACAAGTGAACGTGCTGTGCAGGAGGGTATTGAGAAACTGGATCAGTTTGGAAGTATTATCCATGTGACGGAAAAAATAAAAGAGGAATGTGACGGCGTGGAAGATGATGGTCCGGTAGAAGATGGAGCTGAGGAGTCATTAGGCGAGAATAATGATCTTAAGGATGACAATGGGGAAGAGGCTACCAATAGTACTGGAAAAGATATCCAAGAGAATATTTCTTCTTTTGCGGAGGCTAAAGAGTATCTGCTAACGAAGGGATGTGATAAGACTATTCGGAGTAAGGAGAATATATTGATTTACGGACAAGAACTGGGTATTGAATTTCCTAATTTGAAATAGTATGAATTATAGCGTTCAAGATGTAATAAAGGATGTCCGAAAGACATTGGATGAAAATGAAGTTAATACTTTTTTTATTGATGATGTCTATACTCTTTCTATGGACGCTATTATTGAACAGAAAATTTTGGATGCGGCGAGGAGCGTAGCAGAAGTTTCTCCTTCCAGATTATTAGATGGTGGAGTTCCTTTTGCTACTACTCTTAATTGGGAAAGTGGTTCGAAGGGGAAAGGGATGGGTTATACGCCTCTTCCTGACGATTTTATGAGATTGGTAATTTTCCAAATGAGCGATTGGAGAAGACCTGTTGTGACTCCTATTGAAGATACGGACTCAGTTTATTTTTTGCAGAAATCAAAATTTCCTGGAATAAGAGGTGGTATAGACAAACCGATTTGTGCTATAACGACTTATCCGACCGGAAAAGTGTTTGAGTTTTATTCTTGTATTGGTGGAGAATCAGTGTCTGTTAAGGTGGCTAAGTATTTGCCTTTCCCTTCTATAAAAAACGATTCAATAGATATATGTGAACATATATACACACCTATAATTTATTATGCTGCCGGACTTGTGTGCCAGACTTATAAAGAAAAGGAGCAAGGGGATTTATTGTTTTCAATAGCTAAAGACTTCTTAAGATGAAGGATGTGCATAATTTGGGTGTATTCGATACTTTGGAAAAGGTATGGGATTCGTATCCTTATGGAGGATGTCCTGGGGATTATGTTACTATAGGAGGGGAAATCGTATTTTGGAATGACGAACGTAGGGTATGGGGGGAGTTCGGGGATGATATCTCATCAGATAAGGAGCAACTCGTAGAGGGTAATCTGACGGTTGACAAGAATCTTACTGTAGGAGGGCACATTAAGGGGGATACTGCTGAGTTTAATAAGATAGTGGTTGACGAACTTGAGATGGATAATCCTCCATTTTCATTGAAAGGACATAACCATGACGGGATTTATGCTTTTTACAAGCATAAACATACTATGGAAGATATATCGGACTTTAATGGTTCGGAGGGAGGCAGCGGATCGGGAAGCTCTGAATCTTCCGGTAATTGTAAACTCTCTAAAGCTATAAAAGTTACTGCACAACAAACCGGATATCTTAAAACTGGTGATATTCTATCGGAAGGAATGTCTTTTGAGGATATCTTTATTTCAATGTTATCTAAAAAAGAATCAGCTTTATTAATAGGTAAATTGTCTACTTCTAACGATTTGGAGTTTGGGTCTGGAAAGGGAGAAATATCTTATACTGTAATACTAAATGGGCAAGGTCCTGTTAAGAATGCTTTTATTGACAATTCAAATATTAATAAACTTAATTTCTCAGAAGTGAACTCCGGGCAGCAAACGGCGGTGCGTCGATTAAACGGATATTATACTGCGGGGGAAAGTTATAAGGCTACTGTAGTGCTAAATAAAAGTGCGGATGGTTCGTTGGGGGAGTTAACTCTCAATAATACAATTAGTGTCAACGTCAAACGTAAATGGTTCGCCGGCGTGTGTTCTTCTATTCCTCAATCCTCTGCCGACGTGCGAGCACTAGGATCTAACGGCATATATAACGGTCCCGGCACCTATAAATTTCCTGTAGGACAATGGAAAATGTTTGTGATCTGTATTCCTGCTGATACAATTAAAGATTTGACGCTAACTGCTTATCCTGGGAATTTCATCGAAGACAGAGGGGTCTGCTCAGGACCAATTGAGATATCGGTGGAAGGAGCAAATAACAGTGAAGCGATAAAATACAAGATGTGGATCGTGCAGTCTATCATGGCAAATGACTCTGATACGTTCACCTTTAAAACAGCATAAAGATGAATAAAAACAACTTAGTTAATGTACTGCTAGCCGGTTTAGCATCTTTAAATATACCGGGTGCTAGTCTAGCTATCCAATACCGTAGAACGTCAGACCGCCCGATTGACGCTACTGAAACTTGGAATAGTATGGAAGATGCGTTAAGATATGCACGTAACACAGATGAAGAAGCGTATGTTCCCTATCGTGGGCAAGTTATATCGATTGATGGTGATAAGAGTTTGTATTTGTTAGTAGAGGACGAATCTATTTCTAAAGAGGACGGAAGAAACCATTTTAAGTTACACAAAATTTCTACTGAAGAAGTAGCAGACGCGAAATATCTAAGTAAGGTCGTAGAGGATACAGCTGAAAAACTGATTCATTTTAAAGGTGGAATTGATGTTATAGGAACTTTGACGGCTTGTATCGCAAAGTTTTCCGGTGATATTTCTTCTTCTGACTATGCAGCTAAGCTGTTAGGATGGATTATCAATGCTTCCGGGGAAGCAGAATTTAAGTCGGTTCATATACGCGAATTTCTTGAGGCTGATGAATTAAGGTATAATCGTGTATCTGTTATATCGGGTGAGGAATGGAATGCTCCGGGCGGTGGGATTATTGAAAAGGTAGACGAAGCTAACAGACTTCTCTATCTTAAACTAGAACCGGGCGAATTAGCAAGTCTTGAAACAGACGACATCTGCAAAGGCATATTTAATAACCGGACTGGATTCCAGACAGCCTATTTCCGAATAACAGAGAAATTAGGCAATTCCACGTTTAAATATGTGCTAAGGAGTGGATTCTCCCATCATCCTACTAAATTGATGCATTTTGTCGCTTATGGTAACTTCACGAATAAAGACCGACAAAAGTCTAGCTACTCAACACAAAGTTATTCCCGCTACTTAACAAGAGTGAACGATTGGGAAATTGCGTCTGACATGATCGTGATGCAGCTAGGTGATCTGTCTAATTTGAAACTATTTGGAATTGACATGACCGGACACAGTGCTTACCTGCGTCACATCTATATGACAGGAGTAATCAAACAGATCTCCGACGATGGGGTAACAGAAAGTCGCGTCCCTTGCTTCAAAGGAGAATGGGCGATGGGAACTTACTATTATTATGACGAAGTAACTCACAATGGCTCATCATGGCTATGCATCTCTGATAAGCCAACAACACAAGAGCCGGAAGAAAACGCAACGGACTGGCTGGAAAAATCGGCAGCAGGAAAAGATGCGGTAACAGTCAATATCCTAAGTTCAAACGGGAATATATTCTCCAACAGGGCAATCTCTACAACTCTAACAACCTATGTTATGAAGGGAGATGCTGATATTACCGAAAGCATTCCGGCTTCCCGCTTTTCGTGGGAGAAGAAAAGTAACAATTCGGATACCGATAAGATATTTAACGAGACGCATGTCGGGCACGGGCATGTACTTATACTTACCCCGGATGATGTTTGGGGGCGTGCAACATTTAATTGTATTGTTTCACTTTAAAGATTATTATTATGGAAGAAAAAAATTGTAGAGTTGCTGAAACGGACAAGCGTAATCCCGGTCAGCCTTTAAGTAAAGTATCATTGTCGGATATAGATTTAAGTAAGCTCCCCCCCGGCACACGGATTCTTCAAGAGGGACCACCAATGATAATAGATATTCCCGACGAAGAGCTTAGGAAATTGCATGAAGCTGCCGCAAAATCTGGTCGCGGAGATGATCCCGGAAAAATGGGACCTATAGGTAATATTTCATAATAATTAAGTTTTTAACGTGGAAATACAAAAATAGTAGTAACAAATTAATAATCAAAATTATGCCAATCGCAAGAGGACAAATTACCATCGTCGATTTAAACGATGCAAAATCAGTGAGTATGTATTTGGGAAGCAATCAACCACTCACTCAAATCTTTAACAAGGAAAACAGTTCTTATGTACCGAATTGGACGGCTTCTCCGTTCCTTGTCATTACTCCAGAACTGTATGTCTCCGGTACGACTACGAATGTAATCAGCCGATTGAAGGCAGCACCAACTTACACAATTAACGGTGGTGCTATCAGTGCATTTGGCGGTACGGTTACAGCTACTTCGCCTTATGCGCTTACTATCAAGAATAACATGACTAGCGCATCGCAGTTAAAGATAGAATGTTCCGGTATTTATGTTGACCCCGATACGAAACTTGAAACTCCTGTTAAGGCAGTTATCAACTACACCAAAACGGAGAACGCCGGACAGCTTATTTGCGCGATAGCCTACGCTCCAAAGGGGAATGTTTTCAAAAACGACCAATCCTCAACGTTAACGGCACATTGTGACATGTGGCGAGGTAGTAGGATCGATGCTGATAAGGTTGCCTATCAGTGGCACAAATTAAAATTGGACGGGACTTGGGAATCTCTAGCGGCTTCAAATGCTTACGGTATTACAGGCACAACCACGAACGAGATTACTATTCCGGCTAGTGCTGTTCTCAACTTCGAATCGTTCAAATGTATTATCAAAGATACGGATACAGCGAGCGGCACGTATAACACGTCAGTAAGTGACATTATTTCGTTTTCTGACCTATCCGACCCGTATGTAATCGAAGTATCATCAACTACCGGTGACAAGTTGGTAAACGGCCAAGGAAGTACGACTATCAATGCCAAAGTATGGCAAAATGGAGAAGCATTTGCTGACAGTGCGGCTGATACCAAATTCACTTTCGACTGGAAGAAGTATAAGAAGGACGGAACACAAGATACTGCCTGGGGGACAAGCGGAGTTAAAACGGGAAAATCTATCACTGTCACAGCGTCAGAAGTCGATGTAAAAGCAACATTTGTAGTTGAACTTTCATTAAAATAATGACATGATAGTAGCAAGGGGACAAATAACGATCAGTATAGTAAAGGACGGACAGTATCCAGTGCAGGAATATGCAAAGTCTACGTCTGGTACTGTTGCACCTGCAAGTGGATGGAGTAAAACTCCGCCTGCTTGTGCCACGAATGAGTACCTATGGGTGAGAGCGGGTGTAGTTATTCCTCCGGCTACATCTCCTGCTTCGTGGTCAACTGTTCGTGTAGGTGCCATAAATGGTGCAACAGGTGCGACAGGTCCTAAAGGTGAAACAGGTCCTACCGGATCGCAGGGTATCCCCGGCACGTCTCAGTTCTTTCATGTGAAGTACTCCGCTAACTCGAACGGTAATCCGATGAGCGATACTCCGAATACTTATATCGGTACCGCGGTGACAACTAGCTCAACCGCTCCGACCGGGTACGCCTCATACAAGTGGGTGCAGTTGAAAGGATCGCAGGGACCCAAAGGAGATCAAGGAATCAAAGGACCGACCGGAGCGGACGGCAGGACTACCTATCTGCATATCAAATACTCGGATAATGGTACGACGTTCACCGCTAACGGTGGTGAGACTCCGGGCGCGTACATCGGACAATACACCGACTTCACGGCTACGGACAGTACGACATTCTCTGCTTATACTTGGACGAAGGTGAAGGGTGACAAGGGCGACAAAGGGGACAAAGGCGATAAGGGAGAACAAGGAACACAAGGAGCAACAGGATTGCCCGGTGCTCTTATTCGTCCGCGTGGTGAATGGAAAGCGAGTACGGCATACATGAATAATTCCCAATACCGGGATACGACTATTTATAATGGAAATACTTATTCCTGTAAAACGAGTCATACATCTTCCAGTTCCTTCGACTCAACAAAATGGACTCTATTTAATGAGTTTATTAATGTCGCTACGCAATTACTGATAGCCCAAAACGCTACGATTGACATACTAGGTACATCCGGCTTGTTTGTTGGTAATCTGTCAAAGACGCAAGGATGGTTAATGAAAGGTGGATCGATTAAGCACAATGTTACGGGAGTAGAACTGACAGCAGAAGGAAAGTTCTCACTTCCTGCAACGGGTGCGATGTTGGTTGGTGGTAAAACGTTTATTACTAGTGGTAAAATCGTGACTGATTTTATTGACGTAGATAATTTAAAGGTTAAGAAGTTGGACGGAGCTACAGGTACATTTAAAGAATTACAAGCGATTGACAATAACGGGAAAATACAGGGAAAAATAGCTTTTAATGTTTCCGGCTCTGGGGACAATGTTTCATCTTCGTTTAATATTAATTTTTCAAAAACATGGGTTTCGGGTGACTTATATCATCAAGGATATAATTCTACGGAAAAGCGATCATTTCGTTTTTACACATCAGATTTATGGTGTAGGGGTGAATTTGGACACAGTAAAATGACAACGATGGAGTATTATGGTTACGATACTGGTGAGGTATACTTTCATATATATGGTATGGGAAATGCAGGAGTCAGACATGTATATCCAAAAGATAATGGACAACCTGTAGACTGTATCATATTATCCGGAAATACTAATTATATCGCTTGTGTCTGCGATGCTAGTACACAAAAAATGATAGTATTAATCAATAACTCAAGTTACACAAAAAGAATAAGTATCAATTATGCAAGTCAAGGTAGGGCCGAAATTGCGCCTTGGTCTTTTAGGCTCTTTGTAACAGGAGCTATGCAAAGCGGAGTAAATAATTTATTTGGTATGGGTTAATAACAAAATATTATGAAAATAGACTTTAGAAAAATTGAAGTAACAGACATCGAAGGGAATAAGAGTACTTTCGATATAAGTAAGGAGCTAGGTAATACTATCTACCAGAAAACCGCCGATCTGGGCGAATTGGAGTTAGCACAGAGAATCTATAAAAATGGTGAAGTCGAATTATCAACAGACGAAGCGGAACGCATCAAGGAATACGTGAGAACTAACTTTGTCGCAGTCGTACAATTAGCGGTTAATGAAGCGCTTGCGAAAGAATGATTTAGCACAAAAACATATTATAGAACTATATATTATTAATCACTTTAAAAACAGAATTTATGAAAACAAAGTATTTAACAGAGAATTTGAGAACTACACAGGTCGAATCTACTGCAAAAGGTGGTGAATATGAGTATCACGTTTCTTACGTGTATGATGGCAAGAATCTGCTCCGCTTGTCATGTAACATCTATAAGTGTAATGCCGAGAATCAATCCTATTCAGGTTGTATGTCATTCGAAAGCGGCAATAAATCGATGAACTTCCCTGAGGATGTTGAAATAGCACCGCATATTACCATGTTTGAAAGTATCTTGCAGGAGGTAAACGAAGGGTTAGCTGCCTTATAAAAAAAGAAAACCGCCTGCTCATCACGAGTTAGCGGCTTGATAACACAAACAAAACAAATAGCGAAAGGCACCACCCCTTCGCTTATAAATCGATACAAAGGTAGTATTAATAATTAGATAGAGAAAAGGAATATGGGATTAAATGAATGGCTGGCTCTGATCGGGGCTTTGGGAGGCTTCGAAGCAATCAAATGGATAGTTAACTTCTATGTGAATCGTCGAACTAATGCAAGGAAGGAAGATGCGACAGCGGATAGTATGGAGGATGAAAATGAACGCAAGCAAGTCGCATGGCTGGAAGAACGTATCGCTCAACGTGATGCCAAGATTGACGCTATTTATGTTGAACTCCGGCAGGAACAGTCCGCTCATCTGGAAGATATTCATAAGAAACATGAACTGGAGCTTAGATTGAAAGAAGCCGAAATAAAGAAATGTGATGTACACGGATGCACTAACCGGCAGCCGCCAAGTGACTATTAATTATAAGAAGGAAAAGAAATGATCGGAGTATTAGAGTTTATTTTTCAGGACTTTTGGCATTGGCTTGGAACAATATGTCTATTAGCTGTAATAGCTGAGTGTGGGCCTCTGATTAAAATTAATATAGGAACTAAAAAAGAGGAGGAAAAGAAATGAAAGTTTTGATTGACAATGGTCATGGAGAAAACACGCCAGGTAAGCGTTCTCCTGACGGAAGATTAAGAGAATGGTCATACACTAGAGAGATTGCCAATCTGGTAGTAGCCGGATTACGCAAAAAGGGAATTGACGCCGAGCGGATTGTGAAGGAAGATTCAGACGTTCCTTTGTCAGAACGATGTCGCCGGGTTAATAACATCTATAGAGATACAGGTAAGAAAGCTATCCTTGTGTCTATTCACTGTAATGCTGCCGGATCAGGTGCAAGCTGGATGAATGCGCAAGGATGGAGTGCATTTGTATCGAATAATGCGTCATTAAATAGCAAAAGGTTAGCCGAATCCCTGGCACAAGTAGCAGAATGTATTCCTGTGCCGATTCGTAAGCCGATGCCCGGACAACTGTATTGGCAGCAGAACCTTGCTATTTGTCGGGATACGAATTGCCCGGCTGTGCTGACGGAGAACTTCTTTCAGGACAGCAAAGAAGATGTAGAATACCTTTTGTCTCGGGAGGGCAAAGATACGGTTGCCCGGATTCATATTGAAGGAATCTTGAAATACTTAGGCTTATGAAACGATTAATCTACATATTTATCATTTTGCTGACGTCAGCAATATGGTTGTCATCCTGTCGGAGTCCTCAATATGTTCCTGTAGAGACCAAAATACAACTAAAAGATTCGGTAATAACGAGAGATTCGGTTGTAATCAAGGAACAGACGGTTCGGAAAGACTCAGTTGTAATAAAGGACTCTACCGTAATCGTAGTCGATGAATCCGGAAACGTTATCCGGACCGAATTATATAGGTACCGTGACTGGTACAAGGAACTGTCACGTGATTACTCTGTGTTGCAGGCAAAGTATGATTCTCTTTTTAGTGAGAAACAGAAGGAAATACAGGTCCCTTATCCAGTTGAACGTGAACTTTCCTGGTGGCAATCTGTTAAGGTACAAGTCGGAGAAATAGCTATAGGCATAATTATTGGTTTGATCATTATAATTGCGCTACTCCGTCGAAAGAAATAACTACTAAAAATAACACTAAGATTCATAATAAAAAACTTTGGATGCCTCTGCTTGTGAAAGTAGGGGTATTTTCTTTTGCTTATCTCATTTATAATTAGTACATTTGTGTACAGACGTGGATGTCTGTTGTACATCTCTCTACGGAAAAGTTGCTAGTTTTCGAGATCGAGAGAAGATAATACGTTATTAATTCCAATAATTAGCCTCGCCTAAGCGTAGTCGGGGCTTTCTTTTGAAATTTGATGCGATACCTCTCGAAATCATAGATTTAAAAACTTACCTTTGTGACATAACTAAACGATACAATTATGGATAATAGTACATTATATATAATAGGAAATGGATTTGATCTACAGCATAACTTAAAATCTTCTTATGATGAATACCATAGATATGTAAAAAATAACAGGTCAAATGTTGAAGATTTCCTAAATCAATATTTCACTCTTAAAGTAAAAAAGGATAAAAAGAGTGATAATTATTGGTGGTCAGATTTCGAGAATGATCTTGCAAGTTTTCATGCAAAGTCATTTTTTTATGACCATGATAACGTTTCTGAAGGATTTATGGATCAGGAACATCCACAGTGGAGCGATTTTTTTGGAGTAGAAGACGAGATTATTGAAGAGTCTGAGAAGGCGTATTTTGAAATAAGGCAGTCATTTTGGGATTGGATTAATGAAATATCTGAAACAGAGATAGAACGAAAAAATATGCATTTTGAAAAGGATGCCTTCTTTTTATCCTTTAACTATACATCTACAATTGAAAGAATTTATAATATTCCAAAGGTTTTTCATATACATGGATATATTGGCGATAATAATGAGGAAAGTATTGTTTTTGGACATGGAAAGGAAACTTCAGAAGGTGAAATACCTGAACTAGATGAAAATGGAGAAAGCAATAGGGCACCAGGTTCTGATGCAGAAGCTTTTTCTCATTCTCTTTTTTATCAATTTCAGAAACCAGTAAAAGATATTATAGACAGAAATCAATTTTTTTTTGATTCTCTAAAATATACAGAAAAAGTGGTTGTGTTAGGACATTCCCTTAATGATATTGATATGCCATATATTTCTAAAATTAGAGATTCTATTTCAGATAGCTTGAGTTGGATAATAGTCTGTTATACTGACGATGATAGGCAGCGTGCAAAAACTGTAATGGAAAATATAGGAGTTGCCAAAGATTCATATAGGCTGTTGTCTTGGAAAGATTATGAAGAAGATATGTTTTAACGAATTTAGAATCTGTAAAGTATAGTTTTATGAACCAAAATGTCGAATACGAGAAGTTTACACAAGAAATATATCAGGAGTTAAGCAATGCTCGTGGTATTACAACCAATGTTGAACACAATGTCAAGCTCATTGGTAAGTCAGGACAAAAACATCAAATAGATGTATACTGGGAATATAAAATAGCTGGTGTTCAGCACAAAGTAGCTATCGAATGCAAAAATTATAACCGTAAGCTCTCTGTTGATAAAGTAAATGCATTTCGCGGTGTATTGGCTGACCTTACTGATGTTAAAGGTATTATGATAACTCAAAAAGGCTACCAGGCAGGAGCAAAAAAAATAGCAGATTCTTGCGGAATTAATCTAAAAGAATTAAGAACTCCTAGTGAAGATGATGATTGCATAGTAGCAGAAGCAAGGCTCAGTTTAGGTATATCTCTTACCCAACGTGTTTTTTCACTTGATAATGATTGGGCAAAAGCAAATAGTATAAATTGGTTATCATATAGAAACTTCAGTCCCAGCTTTTCGCAACGAGGTAATGAATGGGGAGAAGATTATCTTCCTTTAGATACCGCTGGAGATGAGATTCTTGATGAAAAAGGTAATGTAATTACGACTTTTGATAAATTAGTAGATGAACGTCCTCAAAAAACAGTACATGTATTTGATTTTAAGAACGCCTATGTTATTACCCATAATTGGGGAAAAGTAAAAATAAAAACGGTCAAATATATTAATAGCAAGACACACAAACAAACATTAATAACTCTCGATGCAAGGGATATAACAAAAGCAATACTCAAAGATGCACTGAGTGGTGAAATAATGTTCTTTTTTAAGGGTATCTGAAAAGTTCGATAGAATAGAAATAATTTCTCATTTTATGTACATCGGTAGAAATAAGTAGTACCTTTGTCCCGGGAATCATTTATTTCTACCCGTGACGACGGGATTTGCCCTGGCTGAATGGTCGGGGCTTTTTAATTTTCAAGAATATTTACTCTCAATATAATATTAATTCAATTTTTTGTTTCAAATATCACAATAAGTAGTCAGATGGATAAATTAGATGATTATAAGACAGTTTTAGTAATAGGAAATGGATTTGATAAGAATATAGGCATGCCTACTTCTTATAAAGAGTTTATGGGAAGTGAAGAATTTAAAGATTTAATTACAAAAGATAATAGTGTCCTAGCCAAATATTTGGACTATAAAAAATCACACGATGGAACAAACTGGATAGATTTAGAAAAAGAATTAGGCAATTATGCTAAAATCCTAAATAATGGAGCTAAAATAATTGATGTAATCCCCCAAAAAATAAGAGGAGACATGAATTCTAGTGAAATCCGAAGTGCATTTAGACGGGACTTTGATTTTCTATGTTGGGCATTAAAAAACTATTTAAAAGAAGTTGAGAATATCGAATATCCTAATGAGAAAGTAGCTAACTCTGTTGCATACAAACTCATCAAAGATATAATAAGAGAAAGAAAGCCATATTATGTTGTTAATTTCAACTACACGAATTTTGTTAAAAAGACTATTATGTTCGAATCGTCTGGCTATTCTACAAAGAATGAAATTCTACAAATACATGGTTCATTGAAAAAAGATATTGTTTTTGGAGTACAAGATAATTTTGAGTTAGAACGGCAACATGTCTTTTTATATAAATCTCACAATAAATGTCAAAAAGTAAGAGGATTACCTCAAATTTTAGAGAATGCAGATAAAATTATATTTTTTGGTTATTCATTAGGAGAAACAGATCATTCCTATTTTGATGATTTTTTTAAAAATCAAACAAAAAAGGATTGCCGTAGTAAAAGTTTTGTTTTTCACCATTATGGACAAGATGCATATGATGACATTATTTGGCAATTGAAAGTGCTTACAAATAATCGAACATCTTATTTAAATCAATATAATGATATACGGTTTGAAGATAGCAGTAAGACACCAAAATAGAAACATTATAGCAGAGGAAAAGCGAACACAACTCTGCATAGGAATTATAAAATTTGTAGTTAATTTAAATAAATCTTCGACATGAATAGAATTATAATTATCGGTAACGGATTTGATATGGCACATAAGCTTAAAACTGGATATCGGGATTTTATAGATGACTATTGGAATAATGTAACAGAAAAGGTATTTGGGGGATATGACCAATGGCTGAAAGAAAACTGGGGAGGAATGGATTATTTTGGTAACTATAAGGACGAGTTTGTTGCCTTTGAGAAAAAATATGGTAAGACAGAAATTAATAAAAGCTCCTTTCCATGCAAAAAAGGCACCCTATTAGAGAAATTGTACACACTAATTGATGAGTATAATAATGACCCTAATACACCAGTAACAGTTCATTTAAAGTTTGAAAATCGTTTTTTTGAGCGTATATCTCATCAATGTTCTCTTGTAAATTGGGTAGATATAGAAAATGAATATTATGATGCATTGAAAAAACTTAGTTTAGAGGAAAATGCTCAAGAACGGAGTCAGAAAGTTAAGAAACTAAATATTGAATTTGAAGCAATAAAAAATCTACTCGAAAAGTATTTGTATGGGATATCAAAAAGCTCTGTCACTCAACATGCATCGATAATTGAATCAGTGAATAGTCTGATTGAATTAAATGATGTTGCATTAAAGAAACAGCAACAGTATTTAGATTCTATATTAAAAGATATAGATCAATCTGGCAATGAAATGGAAGTTTTTGGAAGAGTTATGGCAGAACCAGATCCTTTCTGTTCTACAGCTGAAACTTATAGGATGCATCTTAAAAATAAACTAGAGAGCGATCATTTTAAAAAGAAGTATTGCATTCCAACGCAGATAGTATTCTTAAATTTTAATTATACGAATACTGCCCAAAAATTATATCTTGATGAAGAGAATGATAATGAGATAATTAATATTCATGGGGAACTTTACAATAAGGCAAATCCTATGATTTTTGGATATGGGGATGAGTTAGATAATACATATAAGAAAATAGAAGAGTTACAGGATAATGATTTCTTGGAGAATATAAAATCCATAAACTATCATGAAACAAGAAATTACAGAAGATTATTGGAGTTTATAGAATCCGGGATATATCAAGTATTTATAATGGGACATTCTTGTGGCAACTCTGACAGAACTTTACTCAACACTTTATTTGAACATGATAATTGTGCTTCTATTAAGGTTTACTACTGGCAACAAGAAAATGGTTCGGATAATTATAGCGATTTAATAAGAAACATTTCGCGTAACTTTAATGATAAACCCAAGATGCGTGATATAGTTGTAAACCGAGAAAACTGTTCCCCTTTAGTTCCGACAGAAAAAGAGGTGGCCGAATAAGCTACCTCTTTTTTGTGGGGTATGAGGACATGACATATATCTGTGGTGAAGGTTCATATGATTTGCAGATTAATATATAGAAAGAAGTTGTGTGTTTTTATAGCTTTATTTGCATCTTAAAGTAATGAATATGGATGTAGTTCTCAGTATAAAGAAAGCCAATGTATATGATGAAGTCGCTAAACTTACCGGATATGTTGGCGCAAAAAACATTGAAGATACCGGAAAGGCTTATGATCGCGTATTTACAACTGATGACGATAGATTGATGCTGGAAAGGTTTTGGCGGGAGGCAGTCGGGGCAATAACTGATGAAGTCAAGAGGTTTATTATAACAGTAAGTAACCAGGTTAATTCTCAGTATGTGGATATAAGTGAGGTCTGGACTGCTACTTTGGAAATGCCAAGTAACTTTGATAGTAATTTGGTTGACTCAATCAATGACTCTCTTTTTTCATGTGTCGTTAATTCAATTGCTAGTAAATGGTTTGCAATAACTAATAAGGAGGAGGCGGATATGTATTCAGGGATGGCGATTAACTGTGGTAATGAAGCAAAAAGCAAGTTGTATTACCGGAAAAAGCCGAAGAGGATAGTCCCGTTTATTTGAAAAATATTCATTTTAAAAAAGAAATATATATGGCGAAGAAGGAGTTAGTTATTACTTTGGTTAAAACAGAGTTGGTTTATGAAGTGCAAAACAAAACACATTTAACTGGTGTCAGCCGTTTTGCTGGAGATAATTTTGAGCAGGTTGCAAACATGCAGATGGGAGATGACGAAGAACATAAGAATCAGATTCTTCGTTCATTGGGTGATGCCCATAGGGAATTGAAAACAAAGATGTCCAATTACATGGTTGGCAATACGGATAAAGCAAATGATATTCAAGAGGAGGAAGCGGGTGATTTCAAGTTGACATTAAAGATGCCGAGTAACTTTAATCAGGCTGTTTCGGATGCTATTGCGGCTGCTTGTCACAGATTTCTAGTAAATACTGCTATATGTGATTGGTTTATGATAACTAATCCGAGTGAGGCAAAGAACTATTCAGATTTGGCGGTTATTGCCTTGCAATCTATTAGAGAGTCTGTGAATAAAAGGACAATTCCTACAAGGGTAGTGCCAAGTGTATCTGAGTGATGGATCGGTATATAACTATAAAGTTGATTAGGTCTGAACTTATCTATGAAATTAATCTTTCGGCGTATGCGGTGGGTGAAACTATTCGTGGAGAGGATGATGATCGGAGTTTAGTGATGGATATTTGTGACGATGGCAAGGCTGATAAGACTACGCAGACTCTTAATAAAGCTTGGGGAGACTTGTTGAATGATATGACCGGATATACAAAGATTGAAACAGATGAGGACATGGATGTGGATAATACTTTTGTTTCTCCAGAAGAGTATACGGCTCGTTTGTGTGTTCCTGATAGCTTTTCGAAATTAAATGTGGAAGCTGTGAAGAATGCAATGCATGCTTATTTAGTGAATGAGGCTTTGGCTGGGTGGTTTGCCGTAACTAAAAAAGATGAAGTAGCGTATTATGAAAATAAAGCCTTGATGGAACTTGCAAAAGTAAAGAGGTTTTTGAATGTGAGGGTGAAACCTGTCAGGATAAAGATGTACCCCTTTTAGGATGAGGGAGATAAGGGTGGTTTAACGTTTGTTCGACCACCCTTGTTTTTTTATCTGAGTTTGTTTGTCTGTCTAGTTTCATAGACAACAGATGTTCCTGAAAGACTCTCTCCGGGAGATAGCTCCGTTATAATTGCAAATCGGAAGTATTTGTAGGGACTGCCATGAATGGAACGTATAGTATGATCAAGGCTGGAGGTTATTGGTATGTAGTTAATACAATCTCTGGAGCCATATAGAACTGATTTGATGTGTCCTTTTTCGAATACTCCTCTGTGAATAGACTGAGTGATTGTCTTTAGCAGGTCGGGGGAGTCGAGCTTTAGCGGACGAGTGATGATTATTCCTTTTACTCCTTTTGAATATTCGTTTCCTGTATTGGATACATTGACAAGGGTGTTACTTTTAGCCATGATGTAAGAGTCAGGATATGAATTGACGGAGTTTATGAAATTGGATGGGATCATGCTCCATGTTTTCGTCTGCAATGAAAATACATAGGCGTAGGAGTATTCTTTGTTGAATACGATGATGCGTTGGTTTGTGTAGTCGTAAGACATGTTGCATCCTTTTATGTACTCCATGAGACTTGTATGTTTGAAGTGATCAGTAGTCAGTCCTGCCATTTGTGCAAGCTGCTTGTATCCTTTTAGTGTGGAAATGTCGAATGATTTTTTATTTAGAATTTCGGATATGCAAACACTCTCGGAACCTTGTATGAGCATGATGCCTCGTTCGGATGTAAATAGGACGGCTGTGTCTATCTGAGTTATTGATTCGGGATTATTGCATACGTCACGTGTTGCCGGTTGTTTCGCTGTGTATTTTCCTTCGCTGGATACTTCGAGCGCCCATACTCCTTCGTCAGTGAATGCATATAGTGGGAATTGTCCGAATTGGCCCTGAGAGAGAGCTTTGGTGGCGGAGCGGATTCCTAGTATTTCACCGGAGCCGATTGTATTTACTCCGGTTGGAGGAAATGTAAATGGATTGTTTACTTCGGAAGTGTGTATCTCGTTGTAATGAGGTATTCCACGGCTGATATTTGATAGAATGCTGGTGTCAAAATTCGAAACGAAACTATTAATAGAATCTGTATATGCGCCATTCAAGGATTTGTGCTCAGTAAGTTTAGTGCTGGAATAAGTTTTTATACCATTATTATCCTCCCTTTCAATAATAATCTTAAATGCTTTTGGATCAGGATAGAAAAAGAAGGAGGAAAGGATATTCATTTCTATATTACTAATAATATCGACCATGATATCTTGTTTTTCAGATTCGATAAAAACGTATCCTTTGTGTCTGTATACTTTTTTGATAGCTTTTTGGGATGTATTATCGTATTCTCCATTAATATATTGAAAACATGATTCTAATGGAATACTCGTTGGAATCATGGTGATGTTGGCTAGGTTTAGTCTTGAATTATATGTAAAAGCATGTTTTGCTACACGTGTGCCACTTTGCTGGCTATCTCCTGCCATAACTTCTCTACTTTCTAATCCATTAAGCGCACCACTTTCTATGGGAAGCATATTTTCTTCTTTTGCTATTTTATTTATATCAATAGAACATATACGATAAAAAGGTAGTGCACTCTCATTGTCTAGAAAAGTGCTGATTTTCATGGAGATAAAGGATTGCTGAGATATGCTTTCTCCCCACGCTTCAGACATGTTATATTCACGGTATATTGGTTTTCCAGAGTTGTCTTTTTCTCCAATGCATGTATGTGATCTGACATCTATTCTTTCATTACTTGAGAGGTCTGTATAGAGGTATGGTAAAATATTGTGGCAGCTATTTTCTTGGTCTACTCCTGCCAGGGAAGGGGTTATGTATATATCTATACTTTTTACAATATCCATCCAATTGGGTAACGATTCTTTTAGTATGTCGTAGTTTGTAATTTCATAATATACAGAGGATGAAATGGAGGTTATCTGCATATTTATTCCGGTTACAGCTCCATTGTTAGTATTAAACCCTGCTACTCTTGCTAAAAAGTGAGCATTTTCACTTGGTTTCATTTTGACTGGAGCAGATAGCATATATAAACTTCCATCGTATAGCCTGTATGCATATCTTATCATAAATGGTTGTTGAAAACCATTTGTGTTTTTAATGTTTGCTGATTCAGGATTGATATATGCGAAAATCACATCTCTTGTGGCTTTGGCTGCTTCTTCTTTTAGAATTGGGTGTGATATACCGCTGAATACTCCTCCTGCAGGAAAACTAGATGTCATTATCTCCGAGCTTTTAATTGTGCTTCTAAGCCTGAAGGAAATGGATGGAAATTCGGCTTTGTCTCCCATGATTACATAACTTCCTGATTTGTAAAGTGCATATATTAATCCTTGGTCGGTAAGAATAACCAGTGTATTTCCGATGGAGTTTATTTGATATAGTTCTTTATTCGTTATTGAGATGATGTCTTTTTGTGTTGACGGATTCTCGGTGAAATAGCGAATTTTACCGTTGTTTATCCCTTCATTTGTGTCGCATACTATATAATTGCAATAGTCTGATGTCTTATGAATGTACAATACTTTTTGATTATTGCCTAAAACAAAGAGAATCTCGGGTGGAATGACAGGTACTAAATTCCCATTTTCATTGACTAAATTTATCATTGATGCAATATCACCATCCGGGCAATCGTAATCGGAAGGGATAGTAGTAATTCCTGTGTATTTAATCTCTTTCTGCTGCATAGTTCTTTCTGGTTATGATTGGTAATACTCTGTGACCCTCTTTTTCATACGGATCTCCTACACGGTATGCTGCGTATTCTGCTCTTCCGTCCATTTCTATTATTTTTCTGCAAAGGGAAGTCCATCTGATGCGTAGATAATTGGGGAATTTAGAAGCTTTTCTTGCTATTCCTGATACATTCTTTTCTTTTACGTTTCGCATGTGAATGTACATATACACTTCTTCATCATCGGTGGCTAATTGTATGGAGTCTCCTTCCTGTATGTTTAATAGAGATACCACCTTTGATGTAAGGTGGATATCTCCATTGGGCATAAATTTAATGTCCGGCTTAATGTTACTTACTATCTGATTCATATTGGATTATATATTCTGTTGATTCATTTAGGGTTCTTTTTGTAAGTCTGAATTTTTGGTCTTGATCGTGCGGAAGTCCGAGATCGAAGAAAATAGCTTGATTAGTAGGACACATGTTTTCGAATACATGGAAGCCTGTTTTCTGATTCTTTGTAACCAATCCGACTTGTGTACGTATTGCAAAGTCATATTTTACACGTTTAAGAGCGTAAACAGTTTCTGAGTTATACTTTGTTCTGTAGACGAAGATAAATGGGACACCTCCTTTTTGAATGCCTAATTCTTTAACAGCTCCATCTGACAGAGAGACAAAGTTTGTATCACAATGTAGGATAACAAATAGCCCTTTACGTGATTGATTTGCACGAATGACGCTAAGTAAATTATTGAGTTTCATATTGCAAATGTATTTTTTTTAATAGTGAAGATTGTTCTATGTATTAATCACCTAATTCTTCTCTGATTTTATCGAATCTGTTTTCTGCTCGTATCAAAGTTTCTTTAGTTTTAAAACTGATGATACCTATTACCTTCATTGTGTAATTGTTCTTTTCTATTTTATCACAGAACTTCTTTGCTTCTTTCATAGAAGGGTAGGGGGTTCCTGAGATGTAGTCTTGTTGTCCATCAAATAAGAGAACTGCGTAGTAGGTATTCTTTTTCGAGAATAAATTAATAAGAAATATTTTTATTTTATTCATTGCTTTACGTTTTTATGCAACTTCACTCTTTTTACGGAGTTTGCGTATAAATGATTTTACTTTGTTAAATAAAAGTTCTGAAATATCATCCGCTTCATCTGCGAAAGATATTTGATAGATCATATCGGTGTTATCACTCATGAATTTCACATGGGATTTGGCTTCTTTTCCTACTTGTGAAATTTTGTTGAACATTTCTAGATTGTAGTCTGGATGGTATTTCTTTAGAATCTCATCGGACTCTATCGAAAGGGTTTCGATAATATCGCAAAGGAAGATGATAGCGTTGGTGTATATGTTCATTTTCTCTCTGTCTTCTTCAGACATATCGGTCATTAGACTATCCATTCGTTCTGTTTGTCCTTCGTATTCAGAAAGATACTGGTTGATAGTATGTATCTCTACATCTTCTATGAGTTTTGAAAGTCTGGATGCTTCAATATAGTTACTGGAGCGAAGGGCATTGTTTCTCTTTTTTTGGAGTGCTTGTATTGCACTGTCTTTTCGGATAGCTTGTTTCATCTGACCTACCACGTCTGGTGGTAGGTCGTTGATAGTTAGTTGGGTTTCCATTATTATTATATTAATTATTTTCTAAAAAACATATCTCCCGAAATGGATCGGGCAGTATCGTCACCTGTTAGTCGAATATACCGGCAGCTATAAAAGTTCCATTATCAGCCTTGCATATATCATAACCATAACCGCAAGCATTTCTAACGATGGCTATATGCAGGTTCTTAGCTTCACGTAACCACTTTTGAGCAAAAGACTGAGTAGGGAAATGACAATAACAAAATCCTTGCTCTGTCAGCAACTTGAAAGTATCCAATGTTACAAATTTTTCGTCCATAATTATTCTTCCTTTTTAAGCTCTTTACATTTTTAATCATTACTTTTCAGCATTGCCATAATAAGCACTTTTACATTCCCAAAGTACGTCAATGTTTTACCATACTTGTATGGGTTATAGAATATCTCAATCTCCTGGTAGCCCTTAGATACAGCTACAATAAATAAACGATAAAGTTGGTATGGGTGAAGAAGTAAGTCACCTATAGTAATTTGAATAACATTCTCATCTTTGTCTAATGAAGATGCAATCATCTTCGGAAATGGATGGTTTTGTTCATCTGTTCCTGTACCGTCACACAATGGACAGCAATCGGATCTATAATGAGTACTATTCTCTCTATCTTCGTATTCCCATTCTACATATCCGCGTCCATTACATTCTTTGCATTTAAGAATCAACTTGTCAGCTTCAAATCTGCATCTTGCCAATTCCTTCCCTAAAGCTTCAATATCAACCTTAATACTTCGAAGAGTTTCTTTTTCCATATCAGATATTAGCTTATTACCGTTCGGGTGTTTTTCAATAGAATTATACTTTAGAGCCAATTCTTCTTCTGGTATAGATATTAACACATGTCCGTCAGATGCACAAACTAAACCATCTTTTAAGTTTGGAAACATCAATGCAGGCCTTAATTCATCATTACCGGTAAATAGACCTAATAAAAAGTCATTAATTGCTTTCATTTCTATTCTATTATTTGTTAAAACTCTTTGATTAATCTCCAATTCTTACTAAAGTATTGTATTTTCCAGTTTGGGTGACAATTTAGTTTTTTCCCTTTATTATCACCTTCTAAAAAATATACATCCAGATTAGCACTACTATTGTGCCCAACTATTATCCCCTTATTACCGTGTACTTTAACATTCATCCCAACATAAGCAAAAGGAATACCCCTGTATTTTGCATTATCTTTAAATGCTTGTGTTGTTTTAGGACTATCTACACGGCAAATAATGGATAGAAAGCAATCATCCGCGCAGCCATCCAACATGTGTATATAGGCTTGCTTTGCTTGTCCAGTAGATGTAGCAAAAGTACTCCACCAATGTTTACCATCAAGAGAGCATTTATAGTATCTTGGAATTACTTTTTTATTCATATCGCATTTGTTTGTATTGAAGGTTATTCTTCTTTCAGTATGCTATCAATCAAGCCGTCTATTTCCTGATCGGATAGAAATTGTTTACCTGCGGCCTTCTGTTTCTGAAGCTCAACTTTAAGCCTATTCTCTATCCTTTTCAACGCAGTACAAGTGTTCTTATCCGGATAATACCAGTCTATCGAACTGCATACAATTAGCTTTATATGATCTAATTCCGGACTATCCGGGCAATGTTTATTAAGAAAATCTAAATCCTCTTTGATTAGCTTCTCGTATGCGCTTTTATCAATCTTTATGCTCATATCTATTCTTGTTATTCGTTATCTAATCCTATGCAAAACTCCTCTCTCGTCTCGTTCCCATAATTGGTATGTAGGGCATTGAGCGCATTCGTGATTTTGTCCGCTTCATCTGCATATACTTCACAATCCCACCTAATTGTAGTTTTAGATGGTAACTTTATTACAGCAAGAAGTGTATCTAAATTGTCAACTGCTTCTTGAATCTTATCTAAGCATTCCTTTCGTGTCATAATATTCATTTCTATCTTGTTTTGAGCCTTTTCAGGCTACGTTAATATTCAATTTTTCTTTTATAAAAGACAGGATGTGGACGATTACATCTACTGTCCATCCATTGCCGAGCATTCGGTACTGCTGCGTGTCGGAACACTCCCATTTATACCAATTGGGGATCGTTTGCAATCGGGCGCATTCGGTAGGAGTCAGACGACGTATCCTTTCAATTCCCGTGAGAGTCATACCGTTTGCCTGATTACCTTTCCATGATGTTGCTAAAAGGGCATTTGCTTTCTGATCCGCTGATTTATAGTTAGCATTCTGTCTTTTACTTAGAGGCAAATCCTTTTCTATGATCATTCCTACATGAGATGCAATATGCGTATCTGATTTCTGGTCGGTATATAAAATTGTACCGTATTCGCTTACTCCAGATTTTCTGTAGTCTCCCCTATGAGGACGTATTCCTCTATCTGTATACGAGAATCCTTTGACTCGAACATCTTCCATTATTAAGTTATCCTTTTGAACACTTGTCAAACTATTTGTCTTTCTTGCTAATTGTGGCTCTAAATGCTGTTTCCCGTCTTCACGTCCACGCATGGCAACACAAATATAATCCCCTGTCCAATTAGTATAGCCTCTAGCCATTAATGGGAGAGCTTTATCTTCTGAATCAATTTGTGTATAGCCTTTCTTTAATCTAAATTCTTTAGCTATATATTCCAAGCATTTAGAGGTAACATAATATTTTTCATCGACCTTGTCTTCTAATATATCCCTGAGGAAAATTCCCTTATCTTCCGGCTGCGGTATGTCCGAATGCAGCTCACCAAACAGTCCATTTCTCCTCGTCCGGATATTTGTCCAATATATGCGCCTCCGATTCTGTGCTGATACCAAGGCGGAATTGATATGCACACCATATACACCGATAGCCTCGCTTAATACCCTTTCCCATTTCTTACCCATTTCTACGTTTTCCAACAAGAACAGCACATTAGGATTGTATTTACGAATATCGGTTAGGATACGCATATACTCCCAAAACAGATAAGACTCTCCTTCGAATTGAAAGCCTTCCTCTTTTAATTCCAGGTAGCGATTCAGGGTGTATATCTCCTCTTTGTCAGTAGTGGACATCCCGACACGTTTCCCAGCAAAAGAGAATGACTGACAAGGGCTGCCACCTATCAACAAGTCAATTGGTTCCAACTGAGATACATCTACCCGGGTGACATCTCCGAGCTGAATTGTGTTCGGGAAGTTCAGTTGTGTCTGCTTGATGGCGTGCTTGTCTACCTCGGATGCGTAGTACACTTCCGGGATAATGCCAAGCTGCTTCAAAGCAATCTGACCGCAGGACATGCCATCGAATAAACTTAGTACATTCATCTCTATTTTTTATTGAACTATTCTACAAATACATTCGATTAGCAACATGAAAAAGGTAATGGCAAAAAGATATTTCCAAAATCGAATTTTCTTTTTAATTCTTTCTTCATGCTTTCTATACATCTTGTCAAAAAGTATTTGACAATCATCTTTGTAATACTTAAATCTCTCTTCTACATAGCCTGCAATATCATCAACGATTGCATACTTTATCCTTTCTGGAACAGACATCGGATACCCCCTTTCCCCATAATTCAATTCAGTTATAACGCTATGCCCTACAAGCTCCTCAACACCTCTTATTCTAAATTCCAGTTTAATAGGATTCATACCATCATTGAGATAGTTCCTGAATTTCTTTTCGGCAAGTTTTTCTATTTTCTCACCATTCATTTTTGCCATTCGTTCTATTTTAAGAAAATATGATTCATCCACAACATAGGCGTTTGAATCAAATTTATATCTAAACTTTATTTCACTCATTTTTATTCTGTTATAAATATTTCTTTTCCTCTAAATTGTACTTCAAAACAGGAATGCTTTTCATCTCTGGACTGAAATGAAAGTACCTTTCAATCAAAGGGGATAAAGCATCGACAGCTTTCTCTTTAAACTCCGCTTTATGTTTATCCAATATTTGAGCTTCTGATTCCCAATCCATACCAAACGCAAAATCGCTGATTGAACATTCCAAGTTGTCTTGAATATCATCTACTATACTTTCTACTGCCGACTTGATGATAAATTTCTCAACTAACCCTATAATTATTACAGATGAGTTTTCTTCATCTTCGTCGTATTCATCAGCCTTTGAGTCAAACTTTTTTTGTGCGTTTTCAATTGCTTGTTCGATAGAATCAAAAACTTCACTAAACCGTTCCTGATTATCAGGATACCACGTATATTCTTTTTTCATAAATGTTCCTTTCTTTAATTGTATTGAATATTCTTGATTTGAATTATCTTATTCTGAATTAATTAAAATTTGGAATTTGTAAATAGAAAGAGGTTCGGGATAGTGGAAGCCAAACACGGCTTTCTTCATTACAAGTATTCCAGGTATCATTTCCAAACCGTCTATCTAAAGCATTAGTAATCTTTACCGCAATATCCCTTACGTATTGAATATTAATCTTTCGTTTAGTTCCAAAAAGCATTGTCGGGGTATAGATAGATATTTTGTATTCTCCACCATTAGTAGCGTGCCAACTTCCTTGTATAATAGTTATATGAGGACTTGATTCATCTTTATACTCTTGGACAATACTGTAATAGACATTGAATACTAAAGGATTAAAGGTTGATTTATATACTTTCATCCCTGTAGCCTCCTTGATTAGATTTCTAAGTTGCCGTTCATCGCTTGCCATTGTAGCCATGATGTTCCTTCCTAAGTTCTTTCAATACTTTCTTCGCCATCTCATAGTAATTAACCTGCCAACTAGTATAAACATCATCGGTGTGTTCGTCATAATGATTGGCATATACGTATGAATCCAATTCTGAACGAAAAGATTCTCCATCTAGCCCACTATCATCACAATCATCGTACATTCTCAATTCATGAGCTACTTCTTTACATTCTTGATGTGTGACGAAATCATACACAGTCCCATCATAAACATTTGTCTGACGGACATACCTTTGTCCCGGCTGTATCTTGTAACCACAAAATTCACATATGTGTTCTTTCTTGGCTATTGGATGATTTTCTCTTAGTACTGTTAGCATAGTTATTCTCCTTTCTCTCTAATTCGTTACCATTTGTACATTAATTTGAGTTATTTGTTTAAAATCTGCTTCATACACCTACGGAACTCTTTTATAGAGGCAGGATTCATATTTTTACTAAGCATGATTTGCGATATTTCAATCGGATTATACTTTCTGTATTCAAACGGAATCTTTCCATATACTCCGTATTCCAACATCGATTTTCTAATATCCATCGGAATTTTCAAAGTTTTCAAAGCCTTCTGCTGTTGTGGAACGGAATAGGGCTGATAATTACTATCCCAATTCCCAAATACAGAAGTAACATAAAGAATCTTTTCTGCTAATCTTATTTTCATTTCTAAACAGTTATTAGTTATTCTAAATAGTTTCCAGTTAATCCCCTGAATAGCATAGCAGAAGAAAAAGCCTTTCTTCCATTTTCAGAGACATAAGATATAACCCCAAAGACGTCGACTGTAGAGTATATTTTCCATACCAATAATTTTTCCATCATTTCTATCTTGTTATTAGTCAAATTCCGGTATCGGCATCCAGTGGGTTATTCGCCCCAAAGATGAATCAGGTAAGAATATCCGATGATCGGATTCCCATTGTCCATTTCCATAATACAATCCAACAAAGTATCCTTTATGGAGATCTTTCCATTCTACAGTGAAGAATACACCTGTATTCTCCTTTGGCAATCGTTCCTTTACACTTATCCAAGGGGATTGCTTAGCCTGCCATTTTGCACCAGCCATAAAGTGCTTGGCAAAATGTTCTATATAATCAGGAGTCTCTGAATCATGTAGTTCTTCTGGAATCCAGCTATTTTCATCTGCATATTTCCTTGCAGCTTCTTCTACTGTCTGTTTCATATTTTTCTTGAGTTTTGATCGTCTTCCCGATATCAGGAAAACGTTTTGGTTATTAAATAAAAAAAATAGCGATCTGATAGACCACTATGTAAATCGAACTTGGGGATATTTTAAATTCTCAATAGCTTCTTTGTCTCCATTGGCAGCACGTCTCTTAGTCTCCAAATACCAAGTATAGGGATTATATCCTTCGGGGATTGTATATCCGGCAGGTAATTCCCGTCTAGTTAATGCTTCTTCGATAATCTTTCGCTTCTCACATCGGTCAATTTCTTTCTGTCTCTCTGGAATAAACTCCTTAAAGAAGGCATTTCCAATCCTTCGGGCATCAAATTGAGAAAAAGAATTATCGTATCTTCCGGACTTGTATCGAGAAAAAAACAGCATTAGTTCTGATAATTTGTATATCTGAACAGACGATGCAAATGTCTGAGCAAATATTCCGATTCCTTGTGCTACCCCTTCGTCTTTACAAGAACTAGACCCAAATAATGCCAGCACTTGTGCATAAATCCACATTTCCGCATTTCCTTCTCCATAAACTTCGTCATACTTCTGAATCGTGGGACAATTTGAAAAATATGCCTTTTCAGGATTCTGAGCCACATAAGCCCAATTTGTCGGAGAAAAGACACGCTCAATATCAGAATGGTCTTTCCACTTCGTCAACCAAGCCTTGTTCTCTATGCTGACGCTCGGTAATGTATTGCTGCAGGGCATAGTCATTTGCTTCCTGTTTGCTAATACTTGCTTTTTGATTGTTTCCATTTATTGCCTGAGTTACAATCTCGTTATATTTTGAATCAATAATAGCTACGCTGAAATTTTTCAATATCCAATCATCATGTATTGATGATAATAGACTTTGAAGAGCATACAACAAAGATTCATCATCGACGGGCATTTTCTTTTGCTCTCGTGAGAAGGTTATTTTTTTGAGTAATTTAGTCATTGATCCAGCATCTTTGGGCGTCCAATAGTAATCAGTACCAAAAGAAGATTTCACATAAGATTCAAAAACAAAGCGAGATTTACTATTTATCCCCTCCCCCTTGGGGGGTATGGGGGGAGTATTATTATCTTCTTTATCTTTCTTCTTCTTATTGCCCTTAGTTCGACCCATTTTTTCAACGTTCGCCATTAACTCCGCCCTTAGTTCGCCCAAAGCAGTGCGTAACTCTTTGATCTCTTTGCTGTTATCTATGTCCTTTTCTTCGCCCTTAGCCTTGTCCTTTACAGGATTATACTCATCATATTTACAAATAGTTATTACGTTCATTCCTTGCTTTCTGTCAGTAGTAATCATTTCCTTGCGCTTTAACTTATCGAGGAATAGTCTTACTTTCTTTTCAGACCATTGCCAGCGCTTCATTAAGAATGATATGGATGCAGGATATTGTCCTCTTGAATAAGAGATTTCTCGACCTCCGATAAGTTCGCTATATGCCTTGTCGGTTGCCTCAAATCGTGCAGACTGTAACAAGTCTAACCACGCTTCGCATTCCGAAAACTTCCGGGCTTCTTTCCACATTTCATTCGAGAAAAACTTGCGGCTTAGTTTTATATATCCATTTTCCATTTAATACGCATGAATACACTTCCTTTTGCTATCAGCTACAAAGCGTTTGTTTAAGAAAATACAATGGACTATTCTAGGATTTCCTTTAGATACCGGGAGCAATGTCCCTCTCTTGCATTTAGCACATGTATCTGGACGGATTACTTGTTTTTCATTTTTTTTAGCCATGTCTTTTTTGCATTTTTTTGGAGTTTCTTTCACTGTTCACTTTAGACATACACATACGACACCATGACGAAAGACATTTGTATTTTTTATCTTTATAAGTGATCGTATTCGTATAAAATCGATTAAGATAGAAATAGTGACCACAATGGGTACATTTTTTCATTTCTCTGCCATTAGTATCAAATATTCGATTTCGAGGTTTACGACGAATTAGGGTGCATCCTTTGCAAGATTCATCCTCTCCTCGGTACCTTCGACAATGAGAGAGAGATTTTACTCTACATTTCGCAAATACCTTGCAATCCATGCGAGGTACAAATTGGCGTACATTCATAGTATTTTGAATTTAAGTTCAACTCGATTTCGATAACTAACCTCTGTTTCTCCGGATTGAAGGCGTTGTAATGCTTCTTGGCAATCTTCGTCTGTCTCAAATCCCATACAAAATACAAGATTCTCTGTGCCACGTACTTTCTCTTGTAAGTCTACAATGGTATATAAGACCGTTTTTCGAGGATTGAACGGTTTGGTACATATCAAATACCTAGAATCGCAAGCACGAATGGTGTATGCGTTTCGTTCACCTTCAAAATGGATTTTATCACCTACTTTAAATTTGCTCATATTTGATTCCGTTAAAAATCATCGCTGTCAAGCTTAGGCATTATCATTCCTTTCGTATCATTCAAATCACTTACGGGAAATTGCAATATAATTCCTTGGTTATCATTTTTACCAAAACGCATACGTACATCTTTGGCATTTACCGAATCAACTATTTTAGAAAGATAATGCGTATTTAATACAATTTTTCGGTGGTCACCTGGAGACCATTCATCGAATATTTTTTGATAGTTCGGGAACTTCATTGTTTCGTCTGAGTAGAAATGTATCTTAATGCTATAACTGTCTCCTTGAGCAAGAAAACCGTCTTTTTCAACAGATACAACATCATGTTTCATCAGTATCCGAAAACCCGTAGCGTGTAGAAAATGTCCGTTAAGCAGTTCTATTTCCTGTTCGTTAAAATTAGAAATCTCACTTACTTTGGCTTTAATGAGTATGCGGCCATCAGATGCAATAGCATAAGAGTGCTCAAAATATATATAATTCATCACAGGACGTAACAGATCATTAGAGCATACTTTATGTAGTTCAATACCTTTGTGGAAATTGTGTCTTGACTTTTTCATCTTATTCATTTTTAGTCTTTTCATTTTTATTCTTATTCTAAACAGTGCATATATTCATTTACAACAGACATAAAGTCTTCAAGAGAATAGCATACAGAACATTTGTATCCATTTGTATGCAGTTGATTCATCATTTCTTTTTGAGACGTAGTAGGTGAATTGGGTTTTACCTTCATTTCAATGTATAATCCGTGGTAGAAGCGATTGGCTATTGGTATATGAATATCAGGTATTCCTTTGGTCACGCCTTCTGCCTTTAGCTTGGTGGCAGTGACTATATTTCGTTTGCTTCCGTTTGGTATAGCATAGATTAGTCGTCCACGATATTGAAGACGAAACCATTTGATGCAGGATACCTGCAATTGATGTTCTTGTTCTTTCATAGGCCAAAATATAGATTAGCGGCTTCGACGTCATGTTCAAGAACGATCTCTACTAATTGGGTACAACTTCGTCGGAAATTACGGTCTCCGTCATATCGATCGTGGTGTTCCCTGCACATGGGGACAATATTCCAAGATTCTGTATAGTATTGAGGAAATATTGATTTAGGAAGAAGATGTGCCGGATCTACTGCGTATGCACCACATAAACAACAATAGGGAGATAGTGATCTTTTAATTTTCGCTATCTCCCTATTCCTTTTCGCTTGCTGCTTGCTAACTTTCTTCATTGGGTATGACTTTGGTTTTGTTTCCAGTTTTATCCACTACTACTGTTTTCCCTGATATGGTTATAACCGTTTTACAACCTTCGGGTAACGATGTTAAGAAATTCTTTACTACTGGAGAGGTAGCTGTTTCTCCAATTCTTTCTTCTGGACTTTCGGCAGTATATGGGTATACATCCATCAGCGGGGTTTCGGATACGAGGCCGATTTGGTAGTCTGCCATGGTTTTTTCCATGCCTTCATCCAACTTCTTCACTGCGTCGCGTAAGTCGGCAGCCTGAACCAGCACTTGGGTAGATGTCTTTTTCTCTGCACCGCTTTTTTCGTCAAGGGTGATAAAGATAAGTTTGCACTTAA